GTGTTTTTAACAGGTAAACATGTCGATTTGGCCGCATCATTGGAAGCGGTGGGTGCTCCTATTTCTATCTGGGAGCGCAGCTATTCAGGGAAGCTGCTATTCGTCAGCGGCAATTCGCGTTTTCAAGAGATTGTCGATCAACGCCTTTCTGGGCTTGTTGAGCATGATCTCGCTTCGGTATTGCCACGCTATGTTGCGTCACAAATAGAACCTGCCATTGAAGAGTGCTTAGATAGCCAGCGCTCTGTTGAGACAGAGGTGGTTATCGAGCGCCATGGCAGAACCCGCTGGTGGCGTTTTCAATACTCTCCACTGCTCACGCGGGAAGGGGAGGTTCGCCGCCTGATGAATACCTGCATTGAGATAACCGAAAAGAAAGAGCTAGAACGTTCGCTCGATACCAGCTTGCGTCGCTTTGAAGCGGTCATCAACACAGCCTATGACGGTATTATCTCCATTGATGAATCGCAGCAAGTCAAAATGTTTAATCAGGCTGCGGGAGATATGTTTGGTATCAAACCTGATTCTGCCATCGGCCGCCCGCTAACGGACCTCATGCCAGCGCGTTATCGCCATGGTCACCACGGTTATATGGAAGGATTTAAGCACTCGCCGGTGATGTCCCGCCCGATGCACACGCGGGCAGCAGTAACAGGGCTACGTAGCGATGGCACTGAGTTTCCACTGGAAGTGACGATCTCCAAGATACAGGTGGGTACACAAACCGAAATGACCGCTGTGCTGCGAGATATCTCAGAGCGCTCACGTTTGATGGAAGAGCTACGAGAAGCAGCCTCCGTTGATAGTGCAACAGGTTTATATAATCGCCGTTTCTTCGAGGACCAAACCGAGCGCGAGCTTGCGCGCTGTCGTTACTTTGGCCATAAAATGACGCTGATGGTCATTGCCGTGGATCGCTATAAAGAGCTGACTGATGGACACGGAAATAGCTTTGGTGATCGCTTGATGAGCGATGTTTCAAAGGCTGTTGTTGAGGGGGGCCGTAAAGTCGATATTGTTGCCCGATACCATGCGGGTTCCTTAGCTATCCTGCTACCTGAGATGCCTGCAGAGCAAGCATTGGAGAGGGCCGAAACGATCCGCAAATACGCAGCAAGCGCGTTGGCACCAGAGAGTATGATACCGATAACATTTAGTATCGGCGTTGCTGAGTTCTGTGATGAAAGCTATGCTGACGAGCTGTTTGCCCGCGCCGAGCGTGCATTGAGTAGAGCAGGCGAAAATAGAGTGGAACAAGATAGAAAGTAGCAAGCAACACCTTGAAAACCAAGAAAAAAGCTTGACTACAAAAATAGATATGGGATTATAGCGGCGTGCTCAGCAACACTCTTCGAGCACGTCAAATGGGGCCTTAGCTCAGCTGGGAGAGCGGTTCGCTGGCAGCGAACAGGTCAGCGGTTCGATCCCGCTAGGCTCCACCAATCCCTTTTCTCGCATAATCTCTTAAAGTCCTAATTTCTTTAAATATCAGTAGCTTAACATCTGTTTTAAGTCTCTCATTGTCCCAATATATCTACCCCTAGCCCAGAGATTTCGGGGGTATATAATGGGGTATCTGATTTTCAGAAGGGGGTATGTGCTCCCAAGCTGAAAAACTCCGTGTATTCAATGAGATAGAGGCACTGCAATGCGCTTAACTGACAAGCAGATTAAAGCACTTAAGCCACGAGAAAAGGACTTCAAACAGGCTGATGGGCAAGGCCTCTATCTTCTTGTGACGAAGAAAGGACACAAGTATTGGCGACTCAAGTATCGATTTAACGGTAAAGAGAAGCTGCTTTCAATAGGCGTTTATCCAGAGATCTCTCTTAAAGAAGCGAGAGCCAAAACAGCAGAAGCGAAAGCAGCGTTGGCCGAGGGTAACGATCCTAGCATAGTAAAGAAGCAAAGAGCGCGTGCTGCGGAAGTTCATACATTTGAACAGCTGGCCCGTGAGTGGTTTGAGGTAAAGAGAAAGGACGTTGCCCCGACCACGGAAAAGCGCATGCTGAGTATGATCGACAATTGGATAGTGCCGTACTTGGGTCGATTTGAAGCCGCAAAGATGGGGCCGTTGGATGTCCTAGAGGCAATAAAAATTGCTGAGGCTCAGGGCAAAAATGATACAGCTCATCGTATGCGCGAAACTTGCTCTCAGATATTTAGATACGGAATCATTACACAGGTTTGCAAGCATGATCCGGCTCGCGACTTGATCGGCGCGCTCGAGAAGAATAGGCCGCAGCATTACTCGGCAGTTACTGATCCCGATGCCGCTGGGCGATTGATGGCCGATATTGAGCTGTTCGAGGGAACAGTCATTGTTAAGACTGCGCTAGCATGTTCTGCATATTGGTTTTGCCGACCGATTGAGGTGCGCTCACTGGAATGGTCTGATGTTGATTTTGAAGGGGCACTGATTACTATTCCGGCCTCTCGCATGAAGCTGCGCCGAGACCACATTATCCCTTTAGCTACTCAAAGCCTCGCGCTGCTGGAGGCCTTAAAGCCGATCACTGGGCGGTCTAAATATGTCTTTCCGTCTGCTAGGGGTAATAGTCGCTGTATGTCTGAGAATGCTGTTCGGGTGGCGTTACGGACGATGGGATATACAAAAGAGATGATGACGTCGCATGGTTTTAGGGCCATGGCGCGTACGTTGTTAGATGAGGAGCTTGGCTATCGTGTTGAGTGGATTGAGCATCAGTTGGCTCATGAAGTGCGGGACGCAAATGGTCGAGCTTATAACCGCACTTCATTCTTAAACCAGAGACGCGAGATGATGCAGTCTTGGGCTGACTACATTGATAGCCTGAGGGAGATGAAAAAGCAGGGAGTTACGATTCAACGGAGTTTTGGTGCTGAGCATCAATCCAGTTCTGAATAGATGACTCTAACCAGCCCACACGCTTTCCTCCAAGGGATATCTGCTTCGGGAATGTGTTGTTGTCGATATGACGGTAGATGGTGCTGCGCCCCAGCGAAGTCCGGTACATAACCTCTTTTATGGGCAGGACTCGATCTACCTTTTCTGCTGCAGTTGTCGTCATTGATAGCGTTCCTCTTTACTGATGCATCACTTTAGAAATTGTTTCTTGGCTTTCTTGCCTAACTTTGGCTTCATGTTAGTCATCACTCAGGTCTGGCAGCATCTTGGGCATGCTTCCTTTTTGATATGCCTCTGTAATTTGAGGGAGCATGAATTGGCTTACGGTTGCGCCGTTCGGCAGTACGATGTTGGCCATGAACTCATCTTCAAAAATGGCTATGCCGGCTTCAACTGCTTCAAGCTTCGCTTTGATAACGAGCGCTAATGCCCGCCATTTTTGACGGCATGCTTGCTCCCATGCTTTATGTGCTGCCGACTCCGTTCGTGCTTTGCCAGTGGGTGTTTCGGTGAATAGAGAGGCCGTCTTTCTGGGCATTGGCAGCAGAAACTTGATCTGCCGCCCAGCCATGCGAAACCCTACTACCGCTTTCTCTTGGTCCCAGCCGTACATGAATTGATCGGCGCCGTATTTTTGTAGCGTCCTTTCAATTTCGGCGCGGCTCTTATCGGTGCTTACCGATGTTGATTCGGCATATGCCATGGTTGATTCCTTTTGTCTGGTGCGCGTGATCTGTGGCGCGCGAACAGGTGATGTTATACCGCTCTCACTTTTGGTCTGAAGATCGAAGCGCCGCCAACAGAGCTGCCCCCATCAAATTCAACATGACCTGAGCTATCTATTTTTGTAATCTTGTGGGGCGCTTTGTAGTCCCAGTCTCGCCCATATGAGCCGCTGCCACCCTCTGTAATAATGACCGTATCCCCTAATGAGAATCCGAGGCGCTTTTCCTCTTCTTTAAGCAATTGCTCTGAATAATGCTCGGCATCAATCTGAGTACTTAACACTCGATATGTCTGACCCTCATGCTCCAAAAGAAATAAATCAGGTGATTCGCCGGTGTGATGAATGTCGTAATAAATACAGCTTCCCTGCACAGCTAGTCCATTTAGCTCATGGTCTTGATCTATTACCTTTACTAGGTAGCTCATAATTCTTGCCTCTTACTCAATCGGTATAACAATCAGTTCTACGGCGGACGCTGACGCACCCCAGATCTGCTGGATGCGCCAAGCGCGCTACGGTAGTGATTCGGCCCGTTAACATGCTGTTTGCTTTGGCTGTTTTGCACGCGCTTTCGTAGTTTTTAGCTCCCACGTAAAGCTTTTCGGTCTTAACCGGCTTGCCATGGCCACGGACCTTGGAAACGAACACCACCCACTTTTTATGTGGCTTGCCTGCCCAGTAGGCTTCGGCGTTGAATGAGTCTGGTGTGCTCATACCGTATCCATCCCCATAATTGCGCCACGCATGCCTTCCGTTGAATGGAAGTAGAGCATTCTTGAAGGAGGCGCTCCCTGTACACTGAGGTTTCCAGGCAGTGACTTGAGCAGATTGAAGTACTTGGGCTGGATCTTTATTCCCTCGATATCAACGAAATCATGATCTCTGTATCGTTTACCGGTCGCGTTGCATGCTGTGCATTCGCCCGCTAATCTAGTTTTCCCAGACCCATTGCATGATGCGCATTCGACTTTATAGTCGTTGTAGGCATTTTCGAACTCGACAGTTCCTTTACCATTGCATTCTCGACATGTGAGGTCAGTTACATGCCCTGTGCCCTCACATTCTGTACAAGTTGACATCTCGGGGCTTTGGATGCTGTCGCTTAGTGGGTTGAGCTCCTGCATTTCAGTAAACCCATGCGCATCAATAAACCTCGCGACGCCTGCATTAGGGGTTGCTAGGCCCGCGCTGCTACCTTCAAGCACGGGAACTAGAATTATCACATGCCCATTTGTTGCAACGGCAAAGCCTTTGTGGAGCATCGGCTCTCTGAGGTAGGTGCGCCGATCATCTTCCCCAGCGCACCAATGTTTTAGATCGACGGAATTCATGACTTCACCACTCCACCAAATGCCGCGCTGAGATCCTTCCATAGCTTCTGGTATTCCAGCGCCATGCGGGCAACGTCGCTATCTAGTCGCGCTAGCGGGTCTTCGTCGCTTTTTTCGTCATTGAGCTTTTTCAATAACTCTTCTGTTAAGTGGATGCCTTTGAGAGATAGGTCGGCGTCCAGTGCAAATTTGATGGTGTTATCCCAAGTGAGGGATAGGCGATCTACGAGTAACCCGCTTTCCAGATGGGCTTTTACTTCGTCATCAAATACGCTTTGGTCTTTGATGCGCACGTATCCCAGCTCAGAGCCTACGGCTTTTAGCGTGCAGGCGTCTTCGCACGTGAACGGGCGGCTTTCTCGCTCCTGCTTTAACCACTCGGACATGACAACTGCAGGGGAGTGATGCACATCTGGCAGAGCCACTGGCAATGATCCTAAGCTGTTACGCAGTAGGTTTAGCAGTTGCGCTGCGGGTTTATGTGTGGCGCTATCGACCATGATCAAGCCTGCGGCAGGAATGATCAGGCAGCGGGTTTGTGTGTAGTTACTAAAGGCGCGCGGCAGTAGGTCGAGGATGATCTCATCCTTGAGCAGCAGCTTTTCTTTTCGATATACCTTGCGCCCTTGGTTCTGCTCGATCACGGCGATTCGTTCATCGAGCGCTTTCTTTATCACCTTTGGTGGCAGGATCTTCTCTTCTTTCTGGGCACAGATTAGTAGTGCACCATGGGCTGCAAACACTAGCGCGTCGTCGTTGAGGGCACTATGCGGTTTTGTCCAGCCAAAGCGCCCGAGTTCTTGGCTTTTACAGCCCGTGAAAACGTGTTCACTCAGCGCAGCAGATAGTGCTTCAGGCGTTAGGGTGAAGCCTTCTTTAAGCTGGTACGGGATTAGGTTTTTGAAGAACATCTCACCATTCCTCCTGAGTACCCAGTGAGGCATCCACTCTATCTATATAAAAAGCATCTATGTCTGTAATGACGGTGCCCGCTGCATAAAGCTTGAAGATGTAGCTATCTACTGCATTAAAAGCTGCGGTTGGGTTGTATTCAAATCGATGAGAAATGCGGATCGTATGGCCGCTGATATAAAGCTCCACCTTGTCTTCGCTACCAGCGCGCATTTTGAGGTTGTAAGAGCCCCTCAAACAACCATCATTTTCTTCAAAATCGATATCAACTTCATCTAGCCAGTCATCTTTTTCATATGATTCAAAATCGCGCCAAAGCTCACACACATTGCTTACTAGCTCGTGAAGGCTGATTTCTTTAGGTGCTGGGGCTAGTAACGCATCTATCTCAGCATTGAATTTTTCTGCTGCTTGGCCCGCAAATAGATTCCCTAGTTTTTCCCGAACTCCTACTAGCATCTGCTGGTTGTATTCGGGAATGGAAAAATCATTCGGGTCAATCCGAACGATCTCTTTCAGGACGGTTTCAAGGGACTTATGAAACTCCCCGTGGCGAGAAAAGACTTCAGATACGGCGAGGTTGATTGTATTCTCGACTTGATCTGAAATGCTTTTTTGTAGTGCTCCGCTTTTGATCATTTCGGAGACTTGTGCGTCGACGATTGCTTTAATATCCATCCTGCTATCCTTATTCAAACTCAAGATTCAGTTGCTTTGAGACGTACACAAAACCGCGCACGCCTTTTTTCTTGTATCGGTTGACTACCCCCCCCCGATACGCTTCGTACAGCTCTCTAGTCACAGCGGAGCGCTTGGCATTACATAGCTTGGCAAGTAGGCCCGAGGTGTATTCTTGCCCCGGTCGCATCGCGCAAATAATGTGGTTGTCACTCATGATTGACACACCTTGTGTTAGGCAACTTTTGGCAAATAAAAAGCCCCAGCAATAGGGGCTTCAAAAAGCGGTCTAAGCAGCTGAAGCCTTAGCTTGATCTTCAATGGCCCAGTAAATTTCCATACAGGCCTGAGCATCAGCCATCGCGGTATGAGCGTTCTGAAGCTCTTTGCCAGTGAAGTGCAGGTAGGCCTCAGACAGCTTCGGATTTTTGCCCAGCTGCATAATGGGGTGAGCCATCCGCATGGTGCAGTCGTGGTTTTCTTTATCGCCCCACTGGTCAATCGCTTCATCGGTATAGCCATAGCGCTTCAGACCAATGCGGATAATGCGCTGATCGAACGTCTTGTTGTGCGCCACGCGCTTGCCGCCGGTCATCTGCATGAAGACTGCCAGCGCATCCGCTTCATTGACGCCCACCTTGTTGGCAATCTCTGTGGTAATGCCGTGAATCTCTGATACCTCGACGGGGATCTCCCAGCCGTTTGGCTGGATGATGAGATCTACAGTCGAGATGATTTCGCGGGTATCTGCATTTGCCAAAATCGCGGCCAGCTGGACTAAGTGTGGCTGATGCTCGCTGCCAGAAGGGGACTTCCAATCAGGAAAACCAGTTGTTTCGGCATCGTAAAATAGAATCGTATTCATGACTTTCTCCGAGAATTAGCGCGCCAGAACGGCGCGAACTTTTGTACTGCGAAACAGCTGCTGTGCGTGCCGAGTGGCGATGGCTGTTCCTTTGCTGCGTGGAAAACAAGAAAGGCCAATCGTAGTGATCAGCCTTCCGTTGAGGTAAATGCAATAAGTGTCCATAACTGGCTACTCAGTCTTGCGGAATACTCCGCCGCAGTATGCGATTGCGACCAATTCACCGGGCACCCATACACCGATAGGCATATTCCAGCTTTCGTTAGATAACTGGACGGCAAAGCCTTCTGCTTCATCTCGCGAGCATTCCACTATGTTTGCGGCGTGCGCTTTACTCAGATCGCCGTATGCATGCTTACTAACAGTAGCCACCGGAACGGCTTGAACTGGCTCAGTCTCCATAGTGACGGGCTCATGCACAGTTTGGGGCTCAGTCGGTGAATGAGCTTCAGTTTGCTGTTTAAGCTCAGGCTCGCGCTGTGCTTCCTGCTCTTTTCGGCGCTGTTCCTCCTCAAACTTGCGGCGGCTCATTTCCTCGGCGACTTTTTGGCGCTGCAGCTCCGATTGAAGCATTGCCTCAAGGCTCTGGCTGTAGTCCTCATCAGAAGCAAAGAGGAATGTTTCGATGTGAGCGCGGGTGAGAGGCGCAGCTAAACCGGCTTTGTAAGATTGGTTTTCGAGCTGTAGCAGGCGCATCTCTGTTTGCTGCTGAAGTTGCTTGTCGGCTTGAACCCGTTTTTGCACTTCGTTAAGCGAGCCTGCCGTTAACTTGCCTGTTTTTGTTAGTGCGGTAATTTTGATTAGGTCTTCGATCTGCGTATGACGGAATTCATCCTCAACGCCATGAAGCTCCCATTCGCTTAGACGGCGCTCTTCTAACTTTGCTTTGGCCAGAGCACGCGTTTCGTCCTCGAACACCTTTACTTGATCAAGCAGGCGCTGCCGTCCGTCCTTACACATTTTCTCAAGAGCTTTTGCCTGCTCCTCGAATGTTCGAATGGGGCCGCTGACTTTCTCGACAGCTTCGCGGCGACGCTTGCCGATATCACCGGCCATCTTATTGAGCTCGGTTGCAAGCTTCTTTGAGCCTGCCAGCGTGTCAGCGGTGACCACAACGTCGTACTGCTTTAATTCGCTCTCTAGCCACGCTTTGGTTTCTTCAAAGTTGAAGGCAATAGCAGCAGGAGTTGTATTGATTACCACCAGATCAGTGGCTTGGCGAGGTTCCATTTTTTCAGCTGCAGACATGGTTATTGCTCCTGATTTTGTGCGGCGTGAGATAAGTTTGAACAGTGGTCTTTATAAGACTGGATGAGTGAGGTGCGCTCAGCACTGCCTTCTGGCCATTGCGTAGCTGCGGCCTTCCACTGATCTAGGTCTTCTTTAGTAGTGCATACCTGGAGCTCTTTTAGCAGCTGGTCGACTGGGGGAGGCTGGTCAAAGCTCGGCATAGATTGTTTTTGACTGCCCAAAGAGGCTGATTGGGCCTCTGCCTTGCTTGAATTGCCCACTCGACTTTTCAGGGATGATTGGTTTGCTGCTGGGTTTACCTCGCGCTCGCTGACGAGTGTGGTTTGTCGATACCGTTCTGCTTCATCTTCATCAATGATGCCTGACAAACCGAAAGCGTAACGAGCTGCTTGAATAGTGGCTTTATGCCTTAGCATCCGTGCGGGCCATTTTTTCCATGGCTCCGACGTGCCTTTGCACTCATCTAGGTATTCGGTCACCTCTGTCGGTCGCTGGCGATCCTTACGATAGATACGGCATGTAATAGCAGATAAAGCACCATTGGCATCTAGTGAGTCCGAAAACTCCATACCATCAAACTGCGTGTGCTCATTGATGATTTTTAACCATCCATCGATGGACACAATTGGTTGAATCGCGCCGCGGTTATTGAAGGCATAGATCTCCTTCGTTAAAGGATTCAGACGGTACTCATTAGCAATGGCTAGAAATGTAATCAGTTCGCCATCGCTTACTTGACCATTGTTCTTGGCTTTCATGAGCGTATTCGTCATCAAAGAGCGAGTTTCCTGCTCATCGATGTTCAGGCGGCTCGCCATGACTGCGAATGGACTTTTCTGAGGGGTGGTTTGTTGTGAAATGGTTGCAACATTACTCATGACAATCTCCGTTCATCCTGACGAATGGCCCAAGCGGGGCGCTCAAGTGATCTAATATGAAGCCAGTCGTCTTCGACGCGGCAACGGTGGTAGGTTTCTAGGTTTTCGCGATAAAGCTCGTGTCCACGTTGCTTCCAGTCGTCAGGCAGTTCCACGACATCAACCATGTAGCGACCGGCACTAACGCTAGAACTCACTGCTAGGAATAGGAACTGCGGGCGCACTCCAAAATGCTTCTCGTATCCCTCGGAATACATAGCGTCCTGCACGTGGTAGCGAAACTCTTCGACATGTTTTTCTAGCCGATCCATGCCCTCTACCTTCTTAACGTCCACAATGATGTGGTGATTGGTCAGAATGCGGTCTGGTCGGATACGGCAAAGCTCACCGGTTTCATCATCGGTCCAGTAAATCGATGCTTCATTGATACCTGCTTGCTCGAAGATCCAGCGAGCAGTTGGGTGTGCCATAACGCTGCCTTGCATGATTTGCAGCTGTCGCCATTCGTCGGCGGTCATGATGATTTTGTCGTCATGCTCTTGCTGGAAAGCCTCCCATTGGGTTCGGCCTTCGTTTGTTCGCCGGTTAAAATCTGGCGCGATGATAAACTCGCTGTTGAAGTTGTGCGGTTCCAACAGAAGACAGTGCAGGGCGGAACCAAAGTCCATCGCTTTAAGCTTTTGGTCGTCAACTGGCGCTTCTTTCGACCAAGGAAGCGAGGAAGGGCAGTGAGCGATAAGGTCTAAGCCGCTTTTGCTAATGCCTTCGCCTGCGTGATAGTCGGCGTTACTGAGGTTTTCATAGAAGCCAGGCGCACAAAAAACCGACCCAATGGCCGGTTGATCTTGTTCTAATAAGTCGAATGGATTTGCGGGCATGTTCATGCTGCGTCCTCCACAATGCAGTCATTCCATGCGGCGATGCGTTCGATGGTGTCAGCAGCAACTTGCTCAGCCGCTATCTGCTTTAATTCGCCATATAACATGGCGTCACAGGCGCCGTTCTCGCCGTCCATTTCGGTGATCTTTTCCTCTACGTCGGAGAAGTCGATCACGTCCCAAGTGCCGGGGCCGGTGCGATAACTGCCGCCTGATATCAGGACTAAAGCAATTTCTTCCAGAGTGATGTAGTCCATGTTGTCCTCCAATCCTTACATGTAGACCCAATCAGCTGGTGACGTTGGGTGGTTGAGCTTTTGAACGACTTCACGCTGAGCTAAGCCGCGTTTCATAGCTGCATCTAGCTGGTCACCTTGCACCTTCGCAACTTCAAGCTCTTGCAAGATGACCGTGCCTGACTTGAGATCGAGATCATCTGGTTTGATGGTGGTTACCCGTTGCTCATGAGGACTGAGCCAGTTTGTGACGATGTAAACGGTCATGCTGTCCATGGCAGTTACTCCGGTTTATAGATTGGGATTTCAAATTGGATAGCTGGCATAGCGGCTTTGTAAGCCTTGCGGTTGAGCCAAGCTCGCACGCGCTGCTCATTTGCTATCAAGCTGGAAGTGTGAGGTGCGCCGTATCCGTGCAGCACTCTCACGCGGTAATCGCGGCTAGGTTGCCGCTGGGATTGGCGTTCCATAGTGTTCTCCTGTTTGTTTCTGGCAAGACAGTTACGGCTGCCTTCTCAGAAATAAACGTGGTTTAACACGCCCGTCACACCTATCCATCTATGCAGATTCGGTCGCAACTCGCCGCTACGGGGTTTGGCTTACGCCTTGCGGGTCTAAGTTGGGTAGGTAAGTCGCCTACACGATTGGTTAAAGTTCTTGACATAAAGAATAATGAATTAAACAAAACATGCAAGATTTTTTGTCAAAAAGTTTAACCATTATTGATCGGCTCTTTATACAATCGAATCAGAGTCTCAACATTCAGCGTGTTAAAATGTCTCGATGAAAAAGGGAATTTTGGTGCTGTTGCTGTTGCTATCTCCGGCAGCGATGGCGGGAAAGATATATGGAGATGTGGTTGTAGATCGTGTTGGCACCGTGATTGATGGTGACTCGTTTAAGGTGGATATCGACGAGTGGCCACCGATCCTTGGGAAGGGCATTACCGTCAGAATCAACGAAATCGATACGCCAGAGTTGCGCGGGAAGTGCCCCTATGAAAAGCAGCTAGCACGAGAAGCCAAGCAGTTCAGTGTAAGCGTACTGAGAGCAGGGAGTAGGGTGGAGCTTAGAAACATTCGTCGAGGAAAGTACTTTCGGGTAATAGCTGATGTGTTTGTCGATGGAGTGGATCTTGGAAGCCAGCTCCTAGAGCAGAAGCTGGCACGGCGCTATAAAAAGCGCAGGGAAGGGTGGTGTGATTAGGGCTTCTCTGTTGCAAGACTAGCGCTATCTGGCGTCTTACTAGAGAGAACACGTTTCATATATTCACCAACTGACTCTTGAACAGTTTGAGAGGCTGGCTGCTGTTCCTTACCAAAATCTTCTAGAGAGTACCGGTACTCTCCCCGTGATATCTTGAGAGCTGTTTGAAGGTCCAAATCCATGCTACTCATCCCTATAGTAGTTACTGAAAAAGTGGTTGTTGAGCTCAGGCTCGAAATAGTGCTTTCGTTTTATCCATATGAACCCGTCGCCTTTAGAAATAATGGCAACGTCTACCGGACCGCCTACTGTCTCTGAGCTTGTAGACATGCGCCTGCGTACTGAGGTTAAGTTTACAAGTGACTCCGCCAATTGCGCAATCTCTTCTTTTGGAAGAAAGCCGACCGCTGAAACGATAGGTCCCGAATGCTCGTTGTCCATTTTGTCGGCTAAATATGCTTGCGAAGTTTCTATGAAATCAATTCCTGCTTTTTTTATTTTCCTGTTAATTCTATCAATTACATCCGGGCTCAGTGCCTCTTCTTGCATTGCCTTAACCAACTGATCAGGAACTTCATTTTCAGTAAAGTGAGACATTAATCCACCAACGGCGTGATAGAGCTCAGAGGCCATTCCATTCATAAAGCTTGCTATAACATCACCTTGTGCGAACGGAGTAATGGAAGCGGTATTTTTTTCACTAATGTTGGTAGCCTGAATGGGTGTATGTTTCAAGCAGCCGAAGAGGAATCCTTCGATTCTGGTTTCGACTTGCGCTGGAAATATTTCTTTGTCCCCAAAGCCCGCGATAACAATGCCTGACTCTGAGCCTGAATATGGGGGCTCTTTTGGAGCCGCTTCAGCGCAAAGCTTAATGATTCGTTGTCTTCTCTCAAGGTTCAGGAAGCTTTTCCAGTTTTGAAATACTCCATCAATTAGATGATCGACCTGGACAGAGTTGTGATCTAACTTCGAGACTGCATTGTTGCTCTCCATGCTATCAAGAGAGTCATAGGTGCATATTGACGTTGCTATGGAATCTATGGCTTTTTCGAAGCTCGTATCAAATAACTCCGAGAGCTGCTTTGATATTTGATCGTGAGACAGGTTGGATGTTGCTTCTGTGAAGTAATCATTGAGCCTGACATAAAAGCTTCTTATGAAACCCTCAATGTACTGCGCTTCAATAGTGTTTAAGTCTTGGCTATCTTCGACTAAAGACTTTATATGGCCTAGGAAGTCGGCGAGGTATTGTTCAAGCTTATCTCTCTTTGTTGAAGATAGTATTTTGCGGTATGTCTTGATGATAGTTTCCCAAGGAATCGACATATACGATGCTGAGCCATAAATCATAATTCCGACCGGCTCGTACTTTGACAGCGCGAACAGTTTATTTACGGAGTTATAGACCTTATGTGCACCGTTCGGACCTATGGTTACTGTTACCGCGCTATCTGCAGCTAAGGCAACCGCTTGTGTGTTCATGATTGAAACTTCGGTGGTCATTTAAGTCCCTTCCCTGGTCTGTGCTAATTGGCTTTTATGACGTAGAAGCCATAAGTCTTCGTTCAGAATGCTCTTCATACGCTTCGGATTGACTTGTTGTTCAACCCTAGATATCACCTTGACTGAACGTTGAGCTGCAATCAGTTGTGGTTTGGTCGTCAGTCACTAAAATTACATTGAGCTCGGTAGTTCTCAAGAGCTGTTTACCCATCTCTAACGCCTCTTCAGATCGAGCTTGGCCCACATGAGAGAACATTGAGCTTAGGTAGGATGCCAGAGCTTCAGCCCTCTTTTCAGTGGAGAAGGAGTGCATCAGAGTTTTATGACGAATAAAGTAATCAATTACTTGTTCGCATAAGGCTGTCGCTGAAAGGCTCTGAGAGCCTGAGCTAAACGCAGGTATGTTAATTGATATCTGGTGGTCGTTGTTCGGTAAATAGATGACCTTGGGTTTGCCTAGCACCATGTTAGGGTGGCGAAAGTCGGCCACGACGCCATTTGCAATATCTTGTTCGAGCCGCATTATGCCCCAATCGAGCATACTAACCGGCTCTTTCTGGAGCATCTTAGTTACTTGGCGTTGCTCAGCGACTGCACTTTGGGTGCAGAACACCCCTAGAGCTAGCGCAATCAGCAAAGATGTCGATGCTTTCATAAATACGTCCCTGTGCCTCGAAGATTGATAATTTAAGCTGAGCGGTAGAGGCTACCTTCCCGCCAGCCATGGCACTTACTTCACAGCGAGCTTCTAGTCATTACCTGTTCTTAGCGTGACAGAATTTACACCACCTGCTTAGCCCATCTGCTTGCTTGGTTGACTTGAAGAAGCTGCTTTTCTCGCGTCTTTGGTTGCACTTAGAGCAGATTTTATAGCGACCATTACGTGTTTTTTTGGCGTGACTTTTAGTCTTGCTTTCGTCGATACAAGACTTGCACCATTTACTCAAACCGTCGCTGTACTTCTGGGTTGTATAGTACTCATCAGTCGATTTCGTGAGCTGGCACTTCGGACAACTCTTGACTCTCTTTAAGTCTCGTTGCTTGCGGTGCTTTTTTGACTCGCCACTAGAGAACGGGGTCTCAATAGCTAAGTGCTCAGGAACCGAGGAGTGGCTTGTGTCATATATTCGGGAAGAGGGGGCTTGTTGGCTTCTATCAAGTCGTGAGGTTGTTTCCAGAGCAGGACTTTCAAATACAGGCTGATCAAGCTTTTGCGATGCCCTAGAGCGGTCGATTGCAGACCGAATATGCTCTTGTGAGACATGACCACTTAGTGTTTGTTCAACTTCGACTCGTCCATGCTTATCAACCCTGCGAGTCTCAGTAAATGTCAGCTCTTCTTTGTTCGACGAAGAGTTTGAGTCAAAGATTTTATAAACAATAAAACCAATAACAATAAGAGCTATAACTTCCATGTCTAACCTAACTTATTAAATCCGTCTTATTGGCCTATGAACCAGCGCAACGACTTGTCCGATGATGTTGATGAACTGGAGCCTATCGGGGGAGATGATCTCATCTTCGTAAGCGGGATCATCCTTGTTATCGCTGCTAATCTTCCAAGTACCATCCAGCTTCCTAAAGAAGCGTTTCACCCTTAGATCACCTTCGAGGTTAAAAGCGAACACCGCATCATTAATCGGCTTTGTTTGGGACTTGTCGATCATGAGCTTATCGCCGTTGTAAAACGTGCGCTCCATCGAGTCACCGCGCACAGTCACGATCATTCCATCGCCAGGGAATACACCTGACTCTGTGTAGTAATACGCTGGAATTTGCAGGTACTCAGGCTCCGACTCTAGACCAGCATCAGCACCAAACCCAGCAGCGAACTCAACATCATAGATTGGCGTTGGGACTGTGCCGCCGTTCGAATCTAGCCCCAACGGTGAGGAGTCTAGGCCAAGACCTACAGCCCCTCTGTCGTTTTCGCCAATACCTGTCTGCAGCCACTCAACCGAGCACTCTAAGCCGGCAGCCAGCTTAATTAGAGAATCGCCTGACGGCTTGTTATTCCCTAAAAGCCAATGAGAAACCGAAGCGCGATTAATCCCCGCCTTGCGTGCAAGCGCTGCCTGAGAAAGCCCTAAAGCTTCCATTCGTTGTGCTATTCGAGCCGAAATAGTTTTTTCCATGTAAATAGTTTAAGCAAATTGCTAGTTAAAGACTTTGACGCTTCTGTTTAATGTGTTTAAACTTCTGTCATTAATTTTGGTTAAAGGTTGAAACATTTCATGACGCCAGAAGAAGCTATCGAGTATTTCAAAACTTATGAGAAAGCCGCAGGGGCAATGGGATTGTCGAGGCCGAGCATGTCCTACTACGTCCGAAAGGGCGGCCTTCCATACACGAAGCAGTGTGAGTTGGAAAAAGCTACGAGTGGAAAGCTCAAAGCTCGTCGTGAAGATGACCCAGAAAACCCATTCTATAAGCCGAAATCAGCAGCTTAGAGGCCATACAAAAAACAAATCAAGCAGCCAGCCGCAGCATAAGGACTCATTCCCATGAAGAAAGACCATAACAAGTGCATACACCTCACGAAGCCAGAGAACGACCAATTAAAACGTGCCAGCGAGCTAACCGACCGAAGTATGTCGCAGATCTTGCACGACTGTTTTGTCGTCGCGCTGAAAAAGCCCGGTGGTTTAGAGCAGCGGTTAGCTGAGGAAAGATTGACGCAGGCTCGCGAGCTTGTCACCGATTCTAATCATCCCATGGCTTCCATGGATTTCTTCAGCACAGAGCGTTCGCAAGATACCCGTGACGATGCGCGCTTTTCGCGTCTCTTTGCTGAGGCGCGACGCCCAGACACTTTGCACGGCTGACCCGTTACCGATCCCAATACCCTGTGCACCTTGAGGCTGATTGTTTGATTCCCTGAATCAGCCTCCTTTTTCAAGCGCATTTCCGAGTGTGCTTCAAAAAGCTGGCAGGAGATCTAGCTTAGTCGTTCGGCGAGGACTGCCGGATGCAACACGCCAGTTGGCGCCATAGGTGGTGCCGACTGGTAGCCCTTTCTATGAGAGGGGACTGAACAGCGTCTTGGTCTTTATCGGCTGGGCTAGGGCGCTGTTCAGTTACGAGCACAAAGCGAACGCGGCGAACGCTCCGCACAACATAGAACAACTCCCGTTAAGAACAGGCTAACCGGTCACGACTCAGGTTTCACATAGGACGTTAAGGCTAATGCAATTCTCCATCAGCATAGATCAAGTTAAATCCTTGGAGTGGGGCTTAAACCTCCAGCAGGCAACACTATTCTCGTTCCTGTTTACGGTTCCCTCGTGGGCGGAGCCAGTCAGTATTAACGGTGGCATCTACTACTCGGTGAGCAAGTCGAAAATTGCGGAAGAGCTACCGATTTTGTCCGGCAAAGCTGACACGATAAAACGCTATTTCCAGCAGTTAGAAGAGGCCGGTTTACTGGATCGGTTTGCGACTAAAACACGAGCGTTTTTCCGACTCACTGCGAAGGCAAAGCAATGGAATAAGGCCGTATCAGTAGGTAGGGAAAAAACTCCCGACCTAGCGAATGAGGTGGGGAAAAAAGTCCCTACCCCCTCGGGAAAAAAATCCCTACCACCTAGGGAAAAAAATCCCACATATCAGAATACCAATAATCAGGATACCAAAGATCATAAGAGTACATCTGATGACGTCTTCTCAGATCGATTCGAAAAGTTCTATGCCGAGTACCCAGTGAAACGCTCAAAGGCTCAAGCCCTGAAAGCGTTCAACTCGATCAAACCTGATGACCTCTTGTTCCAAAAAATAATCCAGTCCTTGAGAGCTCAGAAAGAAAACAGAGATCAGGCCCTGATGGCCGGTATCTGGGTTCCTGAGTGGAAGCACCCGTCGACCTGGCTGAGAAACACATGCTGGGAAGATGAACTAATCGCAAGTCCAGTGGGGGGAAGCCATGCAGCCCAAAGCAATCAATCAACGTTTGCCGGACAACCCGGAAAGCTATCAACCGTCGACCGCCAGCACGCCGCCGCAAGCAACTACCTCGCGAGACTCCATGGTCAGCGACCAAGTGAAGATATCGATGACTCAGTTGTGGCTTCGTATGAGTGAGATCTATGGCGCGCAGTTTGCCAACCAGTACGGCGAAGTTGGCGGGGAGTCCTTCCAAACGTGGTGCTTGGGTTTGCGCGATATGACCGAGGGCATGATCAAGAAGGGTTTCGTCAAACTACTGAAACGTGAGAGTCAGTTTGTCCCAAACCTCGGTGAGTTTCGCAAGCTCTGCATGACCACCCCAGAGGAGTTTGGACTGCCTTCGACCGAGGCCGCGTACTTGGAAGCTTGCAACAACGGGCATCGCGTTTTGCACGCCAAGTGGACCCACCCAGCGGTGTACTACGCCGGTAAGAACACCGGATGGTTTGAACTGCGCTCTGAAACCTCCAAGGTCACACGCCCACGGTTCAAGGCTGAGTATGAAGCCCTGTGTGATCGCGTCATGAACGGCGAAGTACTGGAGCTGCCAGAGCTTAATTCGCGAGCGCTTGAGCATCATCGCAACGGACGGAAGGTGGCAACCCAGCAAGCGATGAAGGCGGGGAATGCTGCGCTGGCTGAACTACGGAGACGGTTATGAGCGGTTTGAAGTACGACCATACCGAGATCGTGGAGTGCATCCGCACTCATGGTGATAAGAAGACGCTGACAGAGGTCGCTACTCACTTTGGATGCAGCACGTTCCTGATCAACATGATTCTCGATAAGCATGAACTGACTGTTTTCAAGAAGGGAAACGCAGCCACACCACTGACCCTATGGCCGGGAGTGAGTAAGCCGCTGCTGCGTGTTCCGTTCTCTGATTTTGGAAAGCGCTTGGAGGAGCTGCAGCGATGAGTAAGCAAGCGACAACGATTCGTTCTGAGTCACAGCTGCGGCCTGTAATGACCCGGGCATGGGAAATAGCCTGCGCCATGGTAAAGGCCGGTAAGCCTTGCTGTGTATCCATCACCGAAGAGAGCAAAACCCGCACGATGGAGAAGAAGTACCACGCGATGATTGGTGATATCGCCAAGCAGGTCACGTTCTTTGGCAAGAAGCGATACAGCCAAGAGGTATGGAAAGCACTGCTGGTTGATCAGTTTGAGCAGGAAAAGCTCTCAATGGGCGAGCCCTTAACACACCCGGGGCAACTCATCACGAGTATGGACGGGCGTCGAACCATCACCGTACGGCCAACAACCACTAAGTTTCGCAAATCGGAGGCGTTGGACTTTATCGAGTTTCTCTATGCGCAAGGCTGTGAAATGGGGGTGCAGTGGAGTGAACCCGCGCTGGCTGTCTATGCGGAGTACTACGACGAGATGCAAAAGCAGAATAGGAGAGCGGCGTGAGCATGAAGGCAAAACCTTACCGGAGTAGAAAGTGGTTGGCTGCTGTTGGGCAGTTAGACCAATGCGTGCTCTGTGGTGCTTGGGGTATTCAAGTAGCACACCGCAACGAAGGCAAGGGGATGGGCCAAAAGGTCGATGACTCCCTGACCGCAGCAATATGCCCAGACTGCCACCATGAAATCGACAATGGTCATCACCTTTCACGAGAGGAGCGCCGAGAGAGAATGGACCGAGCGATTGTTCTGACATTGCAGCAGTTGACGCGACGCGGACTGATTGAGGTGGCCGCATGATCGAGTTCTCTATTCCATTTCCGCCCTCGGTCAACAACATCACTGCTGTTGCGAAAGGCCGAAAAATTATGAGCAAAAGAGGGCGGCAGTTTAAAAAAGATGCGGTGGCCGCGATCAAGCCTCAGTACCGAGGCCCAGTCCAAACAGGGCGCTTAGCGTTGCGCTTAACGCTATACCCACCATGTCGCCGAAAGCGCGATATCGATAACTACAGCAAAGGTGTTCTTGATGCCATAACCGCTGCGAATGTATGGGCAGACGATGAGTTAGTCGATGACATTCGAGTGATACGAGGGCCTGTTGTGAAAGGCGGAGCGTGCTTTGTAGAGATATCGAAATTTGAGGGTATGTCATGAACGATGACCAGGTATCTGACCTCATCCTGCGTATAAAGCAGCGACGCCACCGCCATGACCGAAAGCAGCTATTTGATTGGGAGACTCGCCACCTGAGCTCAGAGCAGAAACAACAGGTCGAGCAGCAAGTTAGAGACCGATGGGGTAGATAGCCCGAAAGGCGATTAAGGGCGAATAAGTAAACATGGTTACCATCGAGGGGCAAAAAGAGCAGTTATGGTGAACAGAAAGGATCAAATCGACGACCTGATAGGCATACTGGTGTCTTATTATCTTAGCCCCAGCTTATCTGCAGGCTGGCACGCACCATCTCAGTTAGAGTGGTTTCAGCAGATCACAAACAAGCGTCCCCCTAGTATCACTAGACAAAAGCAGCTTACCGCGGCCTTTGCATCAGCAGATGAGCACCAGAGCAATGACAAAGCGGACGATAAGATGATCAGCGAGGCTAGGTTCCTGCGTCGCGAACATCACAACTATGGAAAGGCTCGGGCTATGTTCCGCAATGTCGAAGACAAATACGCCGCAGCAGTTCTTGCTCGAGCGTATCATCAAGCAATTTATAAGCGCGTGTTTTCGAACAAGGAGTTGGCAGATCGGTTAGAAGTATCGGTACGGTCTTACACTCACAATCGAAATGTAGGTTATGACCGGCTAGCGTATAATCTCGAGATCATAGAGGGGTTTGTGCAGGAGGCAGGGTAGTGCTCGCTATTTTCAAGAATGACCAGCTGCGGTTTTTTGTAGCCAGAGCTTCAGTGGTATTACTGATTTCTACTGCTTTGTTAATGGAGCTTCGCTTCATCATGGGGTATACCGGCGCACTGGATTCGTTCTACTGGGCTTTGAGTCTTTTCGGTAGTGCGTTTGAGTCGAGCGTTGTTCAGTCTGCAGTGGTGGGCTGGTATATCGCGGTCGTTACTCTTAGGTATCAAGACTTCATAGGTGAAAAAAAGGACGCCCGCAGCGCAACCAGCAATATTTTTGAGGCTAAATGTTCCTCAAATGAATGTGTTCTCAACTGCTCGGGTAGTGATACCACCAGACTTTTGAATACTTACTTTTACATACCAGCAAAACAATGGATCGAACTCGGGTTTCAAAGCGAGGCTGAAAAGATTGTAATTGCGGGGAATATGGTAGGTCAGCGTCTAGGCCTTCGCAAAATAGGGGATGTATTCCGATTCTCTTCAGAGGATGATTTAGTGTGTGTCAGGGCTCTTTGCTTGAGAGCTGTTGGAGAAATTAGCTACCCTAAGAGAATATTCTTGCCGTTGCCCTTAAAACTATTTAAAGATCCGGTTGACCCTGACGCAAATTAGTGTAATTTTATACAGGTAAATAGCTATGATGTGATTTTTGCGTCTAGCTGAAAAGAAACCTCGCTTTGGCGGGGTTTTTTTATGCCTGAAATTCGACCTCTTGCCATGTCGTGAGACAGCGCAACCTTCCGAAAACGTCCAGCTGTGAAGCTCGACTGAGTAGGACCTATCCAATCAATCATGGTGATTCAAATGACAAACCTCTGTCGCAGAAACGGTGACCGGAGCGATTTCCCGCGCCCGGGCTTTCTCATTGCACTATTAGTAATTGCCATGCTTGGCCTTGCTGGCTGTGCTTCGAATGAGCCAATCAGTGCAAACCAACTAGAGCTAATCAAATCGCAGATGGCGCAGCCCACGTTGAGAGCACATTGCCCATCAGGTTGTGACATCACATATAAGGATCCGCGCGACAAACTGCATCTCCCACGTCAGACAAATGGCTGGGACTTCGCGAACAACGTCGTGAACAAGTCAGTCGGCATTGCTCCTTGGGCGGCAGTAACAAAGATTGCGGCCGATGGCTTTAAAGCGGCAGGGCACAACACGAGCAACAGCTATAACAGCGATTCGGTTGATAGCTCTCATGATGGCGATCTGATCAATGACAGTTCCAGTCACGTGGACTCAACGGCACCGCCTGCTGTGATCGAACAACCGGCTCCGGTGATCGTGAACCAGCCTGCTCCGGTAATTGTTAAGGATGGAAGCGGTGAGTGAATCACGGATTGATCGCTTAGAGATGCAGGTCAGCTATCACGAGAAAGAGATTGACGAGCTCAAGAAAGGGCATGGTGAGCTGAGCGAAGCTCTCAGCAAAATGGTTGGTAGCTTGAATCAGATTAAATGGGCCGTGATCGGGGCGATCTTGTATGCGATTGTTCAAGAGTTCGGCTGGCTAGCTGCTCTAAAGGCCGTGCTGGTATGAGCCGCTTATCTATTCAGCCTCTCGTTGAGCTCGCGCGCTATGACGGTAACGGCGTGTCGTTTACTGCTAGTTGTGTTATCACGCGCACGTTGCCTAACTCTGTCGATGTGCATCTTGCATGGGCACAAACGCAGGGCGTCGGTATCTTCAGCACCTTCATTGCAGACCTAAAAGCTCATTATGCAGAGCAGGGGATCACCAATGCTCGTTTCTTCCGCGACGGAGAGTTGATCGATCTGCCTCTAAACGGAGGTTGTGATGAGTAAGTTTATCTCTGCTGTTGGTGAGCGTCTGATGAACACCATTATCGCGCTAAACCAACTAATCAATGCTGCTTTGCTTGGTGGGTATCCCGACGAGGCTATCTCATCCCGCAGCTATCGCCTTGATCGTGATCACGGCGTTCGCTGGCCAAAGCGTATCGTGAACGCAATCTTTTTCTGGCAAGGCGACCACTGTCGTAACGCCTACGACTCTGAGATGGAGCGGCGTCATATGCCACCGGAAATGAGGTGTAAAAAGTGAGACAGTCCACTGTTGGAAATCCAATTCAGGCCTTTGCGGTATCAAGCATTCGCACCAACGTGACAACGCTAGATCTTCGTAATGTTTTGGCTATTCGATTGATCGCAGATGCTGATTATCAACTCGATGGGAATACAGCCACTATGCCGCGTGGTGTGACTACGTTTGCGAGGCACGTCAGCGAGATAACGTTCACGGCTCCTCAAGTTGTAGAGGTCATGGAGTACTGATGTTAGAGCTTGATCTGTCATTTGGTGTAGGCAGTGGCGCAGGTGAGCCGACACAGTTTCACTTTGCAAACACCTCTGAAGGCGAATCGGTTGTCATTGATCTTGTAGGTATTGATACAGGGCTCAGTGGCTCGATTGTCGCCTCGTCTGTTGCCATTACTGCCTCGCCTATTAATGGAAACGTTTCGTTTAGCGCCGCAACTGGAGAGTTTAGCTATACACCCAACTCGGGTATCTCTGGCTCCGATGCGTTCCGCTTCACTGTTGAGAACTCGGCGGGTGATGTCTCGGTTTCTATCAAGGTTACCGTAGCTATTGCGCGATCTGCGCTGGTGATTGAGACCGTTGGTAGTGATGATCTCAGCTTGGGGCACGATATCAGTCCAAGCAGTGTAGACATGGAGTTCGAGACAACGGGAGCAGTTGACCTAGATCTTGGCCGTTCAGTAAACAGTGTAAGCACGCTTGGTAACTCTGATTTGCGTTTGGGGCAAGGCGAAGCGCCTGTTGTCCAGACGATATGGACGCCAGAGCGGGATCAGAATGGCGAAGTAACCGCAGCGTCTTTGGCCAAGATTCCAGTCACGACTCTGGATGAGCTGCACTTCGTCGAGGTGGCGGGCTTTGATCCTATCGCGCAGATCAGTGCAGATCTAGCGGCAAAAGGCTTTGACGTTAATACTCAGTCTTTTGGTTCGGGCGGAAAGGTCGAAGGTACAATGTTGGCGTGGGCTGGGCAGACTTACAACGAAACCACCAAGAAAGCCCGATACCCATGGCCCGGTGGGCATGGAGATCAGAGTATGAACGGCGTGTGGGAGGCCGACTTTCTGAAAATGGAGGCGGGCGTTCTGCTGCTGCCGTCTGATCCTTTTGATCCTGTTCACCCTTGGAACCCTGATTATTGCACTTTAGCTGGGAATATAACGTCTGGTATCAACTACTCGGGAATCGATTTATCCGTCACTGGTGGGTATGGGGCGTGGCAATATGAGGAGTATTACGATAGCGAAGGTCGGTTCCACAAAGCTTTGCCTGATGGCCGCCCGACCTCAGCCCATACCTATCAAGGCGTTGGGGAGTGGGCCGACGGGACATTGTTCACCGTCCGTGACTGCTACCGGTACTACAATCCGAATACAGGCGACTATGGCGCCGATTACACGTTTGATGCTGTGTCGGGTGATTACTTACAGTGTGGGCCTAACCAGTATATGGTGCGACATGACGCTACCGATACGTACTATGGCCGGATCTCCAAAGTCTCTGCCGACTATCACTTTGGCAAAATATCATCCAGTGCGCCCACACAGATAACTCGAATCCCAATCCCTCCGGGCTTCTTCACTACCAACGATTCGCGGATTGCCAAGATCTCTGATGACGAGCTGTTCTTTTGGAATGATCTTGCAGCTTCCTATGTCATCTTCAATATGGCAACGGAGACCTTTGGGCCGATCCGTCCGATCACAGATGCTTTCACATCGGGCGGAGCTAAGGTCAAAGCCAGCTCCATGCCAGGCATATATATACCTGAGTGGGGATCGCAGGGTGTTGTTTTAAGCCACTACGCGGGCGTCAGCGTGATAGCTGATCAGGATGGTCTCCCAGTGGACAAAGGGTTTGTGTATGTGGACTTGGCGGACGATACGCTCAAGCGTGTCATTCCAAACGGAGCATACCCAGAGGAGCACGGAGAAAAGACCGAAAACAAAGCTTTTGCCACAGAACTTAGGGGGATGCGTTTCATCATCTACTTCTGGGCTAACGCGGGAGTTCCATCAAAAATTTACATGGCGAGGATTTCATAAATGGCAGCACCGGCAGGGAGTATGTCCCTTTCTTACGTGAGAGTTTTTGACCGATTTTATGTCTCTGCGGAGTATAACGGTGATGACTACGATTATGTCGAATACCAGATGAACAGCGGCGAGCCTTGGATTACTGTGCCTAAGGCAGACTTCAAAAGTTGGCCCATTGAAACGCCAGTTTTAGCGGCTTGGAGTACTTTTGAGTTTAGAGCACGGGCTGTAAACGCTGATGGCAAAGGCTCCGAAGGCTTGTTGGCATTGAGCACAGCAGGTGTAAGTGCCGGACCAGCAAACCCGCCTTCTGGGTCTTTGTCGATCACAAGCTCCACAAGAGTCAGCGACACCCAGAATCGTTTGGAATGGTCGTACGATGGAAGCGATGCGGCTTACTATCGTATAAAAAAGGTGGGCGGTGGAGATGATCACTTTAGCTTTGATAAAAGCTTTATCCTCGCCGATCTACCAACCGGCACAACACAGACCTACAGCGTGGTCGCTTACAATGCCGAGGGTGAGGGTGTCTCTGCATCAGCAACCTTTACTGCTGGCAGCACGGGGCTCACCAGTGGTCCACCGCCAGCAGATACAACGGCCCCTACAATCGAGCTAAACGCACCTGCCAATATCCAGCTCACTGTAGGTGATACTTACACCGCACCGGCAGTCACAGCTAGCGATGATACTGATGGCGATCTTACATCGAGTATCACAGTGACGGGTGATGACTTTGACACGAGCACTCCTGGCGGTCCTTATGAGGTGATCTTTGCGGTGGAAGACTCTGCCCCAAATCGCGCCACGGTATCGCAGTTCGTTACAGTAATCGCCTCATCTGCTAGCGAGCCGGAGCCAACTCCCCGCGGCGTCTTAGGTAGCGATGTGCCTGCTACTGGACAACATGGCCCGAGCATCATTTATGAAGATGTAAGTTTGCCAGCGGACGCCAATGCTCGCTTCTATTGTGAATTGGTTGGTGCGACACCTGCAGGTCTAATACTGGCTGATGACGGCTCGTTGCACTGGGCTTTCCAAGGATACGGTGATCATGAGTTCACGGTTGCCGTATTTAAAGATGGCACGAAGATCCGCGAAAAGGTTGTGCGCTGGACAGCCTCGGCAGCATAGCTATTCCCACTAACTCCAGCCGTGAGGCGCGAGGTTTCTATGAGCTACAAACTGGGTAAGCGTTCCCGTGAGCGTCTTGAAGGCGTTCATCCTGATCTGGTGCGCGTAGTAGAGCGAGCTATTCAAAAGACGAGTGTTGATTTCACTGTGCTGGAAGGCGTTCGTTCAATTGACCGACAGCGCAAGTTACTGGCTGCCGGGTCATCTACGACCTTGCGTAGTCGCCACTTAACCGGCCACGCGGTTGACCTTGGTGCTTGGGTAGACGGTCAAGTCGATTGGAGTTGGCCTCTTTACTATGAAATAGCCGAGGCTATGTTCGCCGCTGCTCAGGAGCTGGGTATCCCATTGGAGTGGGGTGGCAACTGGGCGTCGCTCAAGGATGGACCGCATTACCAATTGTCTTGGGCATCGTATCCAGCCGAGCGAAACGTAGCATGACAGATGACCGATACCGGAGTCGAAAATTTGCTTTAGCGGCTGTTTCGGCACTGGTCTCTCACATCGCGCTGTTCTCAGGGCAGCTTGAAGGCGGTACTTGGGTTGCAGCGCAAACGCTCATCTTAGGTATGTACAATGCCGGAAACGTGGGAGAGCGCTATGTTAAGCCCGATTAAGTACTGGCCTTTTGTGGCAGCCTCACTAGCGATAGGGCTCGTATATTTCATCTACACAGAGCTACAGGAAAAGGCTGTACTCGAAAGTGAGCTACAGCAGATGAAAGATAGTCAGCAGCTAGAAACTAAAGTCGACCGCGTACTTGAAAGCCAACTAGCTGAGCAGCGTAAATCCACTCAAACCATTACCGCCCGGGTGAGACATGAAGCCGATACTTCGACTAATGGCCGTCTTTCTGATGAGTTTGTCCGTGGCGTCATGTGCGCTAACGGACTTCTTATCGAAACCGCCTGTAGTGATTCCAGAACGATACCTTAGAGACTGCGAGCTTTATCTTGCTGATGGGATCCAGAGAAAGCATTTGCTGAACTGGGGAATACTGAATGTCGGCGCCATTAAAGAGTGCAACGCGCGACTGAGGTGTGCGAGAGAGTTCAATGCTGGAAAGCTAGAGCATTGCAAAGATGATTAGGCAGCCCTAAAAGGAGGTGGTCTATATCTCGCTGTTTCCGGTCAGCGTTAACAAAACCGATGATTTAGCCGCTTGAGAGAAGCCGCATGGGTAGAAACAAAGAGTTCAATTGGACAGAGCAGCGCCGCGAGTTCTGTCGTCAGTACATCATTCAGAAGCAAGGGCAATCTGCTGCGATTACCGCTGGGTATAGTCCCGCATCAGCAGGCAATACCGCTTATAAGTTGCTGAAGATGCCAGAGATTAATGCGTATATCGCTGAGCTTATGGAGCAGCGGATAGAGCGCACAAAGATCGATGCCGATTACGTCCTTCAGCGGCTAGTTGAGATTGATCAGATGGATGTGCTCGACATCATGCACTCTGACGGCTCATTCAAACATATTGCTGATTGGCCGCCGATCTGGCGTCAGTTCATCTCTGGTATGGATGTAGCGGAACTGCATGAAGGCCGGGGCGATGAGCGGGAAATGATTGGTATCCTCAAGAAAATCAAATGGCCTGACAAACTCAAAAACCTTGAGCTGCTCGGTAAGCATGTCAATGTACAGGCGTTTAAGGATAAGGTTGAGCATTCCGGCAAGCTGCAGCATGAGGAGCTAACCGACGATCAAATTGAAGCCCGGATAGCGGCTCTTGAACAGGCGGGATAGGCTTGAATATCTCGCGCTTCTGGAAGAAAGAGCCCGACGCAAAGCAAGGCGCAAGTTCTTTGATCTGTTTCCAGATGAAGGGCCTCTTCGGCGAGAACTCTACAAAAAGCATCTGGAGTTTTTTAGAGCCGGTGCTGAGCATGACGAGCGCTGTTTTATGGCGGGTAACCGTGTTGGTAAAACAGAGTCAGGCGGTGGCTATGAAACTGTGTGTCATGCCACGGGGTTGTATCCAGAGTGGTGGGAAGGACACCGATTTGAACGTCCGATTAAAGGACTTCTTTCTGGTGACACAGGCATTACAACGCGGGACATCATCCAGAAAAAACTGTGTGGCGATTGGGATGACCTCGGCACAGGACTTATACCTGGCGACAACCTGATCATCGAGCAGTGCACGCGGAAGCAGGGCATCCCAGAAGCTTATGAATCGATTGCTGTAAAGCATGTCAGCGGAGGGGTTTCAACCTTAAAGCTTCGCTCGTATGAGCAGGGTCGTAAAATTTTTCAGGGCACGGAAGAAGACTGGATTTGGTTCGATGAAGAGTGTCCCCTTGATGTGTATGAAGAGGCATTGATTCGAACTATGACCACGCACGGTCTTACAGTATTGACGTTTACCCCACTTAGCGGCCTGACGGAGTTGGTCGTGAGTTTCTTGGAATCAGTAGGTGAGCTATGAGCAGGGCAGTGATTCAAGCAGGCTGGGACGATGTACCGCACATTTCCGACGAGATGATCGAGCGTATGACGAAAGGCATGGCCCCGCACACAGCAGATGCTCGCCGAAAGGGTATTCCGTCCCTGGGATCAGGTGCTATCTACCCGATTCCAGAAGAGGAAGTATTTATTGATCCAATTCAACTGCCAGATTATTTCCATAGGGCGTATGGGCTCGACGTAGGCTGGAAGAAAACAGCTGCTATTTGGGGCGCAATTGATAGAGATAGTGACATTATTTATTGCTACTCCGAGCACTATAGGGGTTATGCGGAACCAAGCGTACATGCGTCAGGGATTAGAGCAAGAGGAGCTTGGATACCGGGGAACATTGATTATGCTGGCACAAATCAGAGTGACGGTCAGCGAATCATGGAGCTTTACGAGAACGAAGACCTAAATCTTATTAGGGCTGAAAAAGCGGTTGAGGCAGGCTTACTTGAGGTGCTGCAACGGTTATCGACTGGGCGTCTCAAGATTTTCAAAACTCTAACGAATACGGCAAGCGAATATCGCATTTATAGGCGGGATGAAAAAGGCAAGGTTGTTAAGAAGAATGACCATGCTATGGATGCGTTGAGATATCTCGTCATGGGTATAGAGCATGCCATAACGAAGCCCGTAGAAACGACATTTAGCCGTCCGGCAGTTGGCGATTCTGTAGCCGGATATTAAATAGAAAATCCAGTCGTGAGACTCGAATGCAAGAACAGCAACCACGCTCCCTAGAGCATATGAAAGATAGCCTCGATAGCTTGGCTACCTCACTGACCGAGAAGGCTAGCCGGCAGGTTTCCAAGCGCTCTCAAATCGAGCAACGTTGGTTGGAAGATCTACGCCAGTTCCACGGTGAATATTCGCCGGAAGAGCTTAAAGGAGTTGAAGGGTCCAAGATTTTCACCAACCTGACGCGCAATAAAACCAATGCAGCAGAAGCACGCTGTCAGGATATGCTCTTTCCGACTGATGATCGTAATTGGGGTATTAAGCCAACACCTGTCCCCGTCATCACCGGTAGCGCAGGTTCAGCACATGGCGATGATCGCCAGGCTAAAGCGATGGCTGATGCCATGCAAACCGAGATTGATGATCAGCTCAACGAGTCGAAGTACCCGCTGAAATCCCGAGACATTATTCATGATGCTTGCCAATGTGGTACTGGAGTTCTAAAGGGGCCAGTGGTCGTTGGACGCTCTAAACGTCATTGGCGCAAGGCAGAGAATGGTTTTGAGCTCGATGTTAAAGAGGACTTAGCCGCCGCAGTTGAGCGCGTTGATTACTGGAACTTTTTCCCAGATATGTCCGCGCGAACGATCGAAGAAGCTGAGTTTATATTTGAACGTCATCTTTGGACTAAAAAGCAGTTGCGAGAGTTCTCGAAGCTGCCTAATACGATTACCTCGAATATTAACGAGTTTGCGAAGGGTGATAGAGATGAAGCGTCTATCGCTAAAAACTATATCGATGATATTCGCGAGATAACCGGCGTTGATACGATTGGTGAATCAAATAAGTATGAGGTTTGGGAGTATCACGGCCCGATTAAAAAGCAGCAACTGATCGATGCGCTTAGCATTGCGCAGGCCGATGAGAAAACGCTAGATGAGGTCGATAATCTCGATAATGAGCTTTATGGCATCGTGTTCTTTTCCTCCAACAAGGTGCTAAAGGTATCTCTGAACTCTATGGATACCGAGGAGTTCCCGTATTCGGTGTTCAATTGGGAGAAGGATGAAAGCTGTATCTTTGGGTTTGGCGTGCCTTACCTGATGCGAAACCCGCAGAAGATTATCAACGCTTCTATGCGAATGATGATGGACAATGGCGGACAGTCAGTGGCTGATCAGATCGTCATTAACCAATCCCTCGTACAGCCAGCGGATGGAAAGTGGGCTTTAACACCTAAAAAGGTTTGGTTAACGCGTGAAGGGAAGACAGTCACGGATATTCGCGCCGCTTTTCAAAGTTTCAGCACACAGTCACATCAAGCCGAATTGGCCAATATATTCTCTTTAGGTCGCCAGTTAGCGGATGAGGAAACTAACTTACCTCTGATTGCTCAGGGCGAGCAGGCTGGTCATATCACTCAGACAGCGCAAGGCATGTCGATGCTGATGAACTCTGCCAATATCGTGCTGAGAAGAGCTGTAAAAAATTGGGATGACGATATTACGCGTACACTGATTGGTCGGTTCTACGACTGGAATATGCAGTACGGTGAGAACGATGATATCAAAGGCGATTACACCATTGATGCTCGTGGATCTGGCGCCCTCTTGGTGAAGGAAAAGCAGCAAGAAAACCTGATGGTCTATGCAAATATCGCTGCTGGAAACCCAGAGTTTAGTATCAGAACGGATTGGAAAGGCCTGCATGAGCAGATAGCGAAGTCGCTGGAGATTCCCATCGACAAGATTGCGTTATCGGAAGAGGAGGTCACCCAGAGACAAGAAGAAGCTCGTAAAGCGGCGGAGAATCAGCCTTCTGATCCATCTCTCCAGTTAAATCAGGCGAAGCTTCAATTAGAGCAAATGAAACTGCAAGCCGATGCTGAGTACAAGCAGGCGTCATTGCAGCAAGAAGCGCAAATCAAGCAGATGGAGCTAGAGCAGAAGCGAGAGCTAGGCTTAGCGGAGATCGCAGCACGCAACGAGATCACGATTGCTCAACTAGAGGCAAAAGTTGGTATCGAGGAGAAACGAGAGCAGAACAAGCGCGATATGGCCGCTTTAAAGGCTAATCAAGAGCAAACCAAGCTACACCTGCAGGCCGAGAACCTAAGCCAAGGCCGGGACACATTCTAATGTCTTCAATCGATAAGCAATCGCGCACTTGGGCTGAAGTCGTTAAGTTCTCCGAAGAGCGACGAGCAGTAGCCATTGCCGATCTAATTAGTGGCGTCAACTCTGAGCAGCAGCGAGGCGCTATCAAGTTCATTGATGAGCTGCTTGAGCTAGCTGAGAGCAAGACTCCTGTTGCCACAAAACCGCAAGAATACCTTTAACCCGTAACCTATAGCCATCTGCGAAGATCGCTGGAGGAACTATGCACCAAGAAGAAAGCCAACCTACAGAAACTCAAATGCCAGCTGAAACACGAGAGGCGTCTCCTGAGGATAATTTTGATGCTGCTTTTGACGAGTTTTCTGGTGAATCACCTGTTGATAGCGAGACTTACGATGAGCGAACTCATCAAGCTGATCAAGCACTTGAGCAGCCCCGAGACTCGCAAGGTCGGTTTGCAAACAAGGAAGCCGCTGCTGAAGCAGAAGCTGAAGGCGGGGATCAGGAAGAAACCGACACGGGGGCCGCGGATAGCGCCAGCGGCGTTGAGTCGACAGCGGGTACTGATTGGGACTCAAAAGATAACCCTTGGAAGCATCGCTACCAGTCTGAGATGGGACGAGTGCCCACGCTACAGCGCCAAATCAATGAGCTGCAACGCCAGCTTCAAGCGAATCAAGTTGCAGCGCCAGCGCAGCAGGAGCAAGCAGTCCTATCAGAGCAGGATATGTCTGCGTTGGCAGAGACCTTTCCTGAGGCAGCCCGTGCGATTCAAGCTCAGGCTGCTCAGTTGCAGCAGTTAAGTACGTCATATCAGCAGCTGCAGAATCAGGTTGTACCGATTCAGGAGCAAGCACAGCACCAACAGCATCAGATGCAAGCCCAATTACTGGATCAGCAGTTTCCCGGCTGGCAGCAAACCGTCAGTACAGCAGAGTTCACGGACTGGATATCTTCCCAGCCTGCGCATGTGCAAGAACTTATGAATAGCAATGACGCCTCTGAAGCTGCGTATCTCCTCAATGGCTTCAACCAGCATCAGGACTATCAAAAGCTGCAGCAAACTCAGCAAGAGCAGCATCGAAAAGCGAATCGAGACCGAAAGCTATCACAATCGCAGACCCTGCCTGCTAAAGGCCATGCTCAGCGATCAGCAGCAGAAGACGATTTCGATTCAGCTTTTGACGAATTCGCAGACTAAGCGTATGGCCTCTACGGACGCTTAACGCTTGGTTTGCTCGCAACACCCGTAACCGAAAAAACGGACGAACATAAATGCCTAGCCTCTATGGACGCTGGGCTTTTTTATGACTCCTCCGTGTAAGCCGGTGAAAGGAAAATCAAACCCTTTTTATTTCTTACACTTAGGAGCAAAACCTAATGCCACAAACAACCTATGGCTCGATTGGCCAACGAACTGCCGCTTGGGCTGCGGCAGATATGCTGAAACACGCAGAACCCGTGATGATTCTCTCGAAGTTCGGGCAGCACAAACCGGTTCCGACGAATACCGCCAACGCTGTTAAGTTTCGCCGTGCAATTCCTTTCCCTGTTGCGACAGCAGGATTGCAAGAGGGTGTTACTCCAGCTTCTCGACAGATCCAGTTTGAAGATGTTGAAGCAACGTTGGTGCAATACGGTGACGTTGCAGAGATCACCGATCACGTTCAGGACATGGCTGAAGATCCGGTTCTAAAAGTCGGTACCGAGTTATGCGGTGAGCAGGCCGGTGCGACTATTGAAGCGGTCACTTGGGGTGCTATTCGCGCAGGCACAAGCGTCTATTACGCAAACGGCAATACCCGCAGCGGTGTCAACCAGCCAATTAAGCTGAAGCTGCAGCGCGCAGTGACTGCAGCGCTAAAACGTAATAAAGCGAAGAAAGTCACCAAGATGGCATCTTCTTCTGTGAAGTACGGCACTGAAGCGATTGCTGCGGCATACATTGCTGTAGCTCACACTAATCTGGAATCAGATATTCGCGATATGCCAGGCTTCACGCCGGTCGAGAAGTACGGAACTACCAAACCTCTGCCATATGAAATCGGTAAGGTTGAAGATGTTCGCTATGTGCTGTCCCCAGACTTGGACGCATTCCTTAATGCGGGTGGTGCTGCTGGGAACATGGTATCCGACAGCGGCACGAATGCTGACGTTTACCCTGTCATCTACTTCGGACAAGACGCTTATGGCTGTATTCCTCTCAAAGGTAAAAAAGCGATTACGCCGAAGGTAACACCGGTCGAAGAGACTGACTCTAGCGACCCGCTAGGTCAACGTGGTTATGTCGGCTGGAAGTCTTACTTTGTAGCCAAGATCCTAAACGAAGGCTGGATCGTCCGCTTAGAAGTCGCTGCGACTGACAACATGCAGTAACGGCTTCGCTGCCAAGGATGGTGGCGCTCCCCTAAATTTAAACTGCCTGTGAGGGCCGTGAGGTAAGTATGTCTATCGAAGATTTGAAATTGTTGAACATCGATCAGTTAAAGGCGAAAGCTGAAGAGCTGGGTATTAACTATGGCGCCAACATCTCTGAGAAAGGTTTGTTGAAGAAGATTGCAGATGTCCTCGGCGAACCGCTAGAAAGTGATGATGCCGATACTTCGAAACCCGTTCTGCCGGAAGGCACGAAGTACGTTGAGGTTATGTTTCCAGAGGACGATAAAGACACTCAACCAGTGCAGGTCCATGTTAACGGCCGTTCTTTCGTCATGCCTCGTGGCGAGTGGCATAAGGTGCCTGATTACGTCATTGAAGTGCTGAATAATGCGAAAAAGAAAGTCTACAGCCCGAAAGATATGAAGCCTCGAGAGGTGCTGGCCTATCCGTTCCAGTCTCGTGAGTATCAAGGTTAACTATGACCTTTCTCGAACTCTGTAAACGCCTTCGTCAGGAGTGCGGTATGTCAGGGACAGGCCCGGCCTCTGTGGTCGGGCAGCATGGAGAGTACAAGCTTGTTGTCGACTGGATTGCTCAGGCATGGGTGGAGATCCAAGCGAGCACGCCTGATTGGGAGTTTATGCGCAAAGACGCTGCGTTAGTTGTCGATGCACAAAAGATAAGCCTGCCAACTGACTGTGCTTTACCAATCGCGCTTGTATTGGAGCATCAGGGACAAAAGCGAGAGCTGTTTCATCTGCCGTATGGTGAGTTTCGTGAGCGTTACCGGCTGACGGTCTTCGGTCTCGGATTGCCCGTGGTTTGGACCAATGCTGGCCACGTCGCTCACTTTAGCGCGATACCTGACCAACCTTACCCGGCTGAGCTGGAGTACTACCGCACCCCTCAGATTCTAACGGAAGGCGTCGACACTCCACTTATGCCGGAGCGGTTTCACATGCTGATCGTCTATAAGGCGATGGAGTATTACGCTCTGTACGAGAATGCACCTGAAGTGCTGGCTCGTGCACGACAGAGCTACAACGAAAACATCAGCGAGCTTTCGCGTAGTTATCGACCAGCCATTTCTTTGGCAAGGCCTTTGGTATGACTTCTATCCATACGCCGCTTAAGGGTGGCTTGAATCTCGCAGCTCCGCCTAATCAAATAAAGCCCGGTCAGTTGCTGTTCTGCCAGAACTTTGAGTGTCCGATCGAGGGTGGTTATCGTGCTATCAAAGGGTACGAAGAGCTCACGGGAACCGTGCCGGGTAAAGGGCCTATTTTGGGCGTAGCCACATTCCGTGATCACTATGTAGCGATTCGGGAGCAATCAGCAGGAAACACCGCAGCACTGTATAAAAATACGGGTAGCGGCTGGACGCTAGTCGGTAGCGGCATGGAAGTAGGCCGTTACTCGATTGATGACTATACCTTCAAAGCGACGGATTATTACCGAGCACTGTATATGGTCGGCGGTGGTAAACCGTGGAAATATGATGGCAACAGCCTTTCTCAAATCACCTCAGCCCCGAGCGGTGCTCAGTGGTTGAAGTGCCACAATTTCCATCTTTTCCTAGGCTTTGAAGTCGGTAGCATTCAGCACTCTGGTGTTGGTAACCCTGAAGATTGGGCAGGCGGTAACGCTGGCGAGTTTGGTACGTCGGACGCGCTGACCGGATTCTCATCGACAACTGGCGGCGTGCTGATAGCCTTTTGCCGCAATAGTATTCAAGCCCTCTATGGGCAGTCTCGGCAATCGTTTCAGCTAAAGCGGCTCACGGCTAACGCAGGCGCAAAGCCTTGGACGGTTGCCGATATGGTCAGCCCTTACTTCATTAGCGAGCGTGGCATTAGCAACCTGCAGGCAGTTCAAGCTTTCGGAGATTTTACCCCCGCCACGGTTGGATATCAGGTTGATCCACTCTTCAAGCAAGGCTTTGTTCCCTCGACAGTGTTGGTGGCTAAGGCTTCCAATCAGCTCCGTGTCTTTAGCGAAGAGGGGCAAGGTATCTACTTGACGACGTATGCGACCGAAACGGTAGGTGCGACGACCGTACAGTTTGAGCATGCAGTTCGATGCTCCTACTCCGGCGAGCTTGATACGGGGGAGGAGGTCTCTCTATTTGGCTCTGATGATGGTCGCGTTTATCGCTTTGATCAGGGAGATAGCTTTGCTGGGCTTGATATCGTGTCAACGATGACAACCGCGTTCAACACATTCGGATCCCCTGATGTGCGTAAGCGTATACGCAGGATCGCGCTTGATCTAACTAACACCGAAGCCATCGATCTTAAAGTCTTGCCTCAGTTCAATGGCGGTGATGCTGATATTGCTAGGCACCGGGCGCAAGTTTTAGGGCGTTCAGCTGCCGGCGGCTTTTGGGGACAGGCCCAGTGGGATGGCTTCGCTTGGTCAGGGCCTATTCAAGCGAGAGATCGGATATCAATTGCTGGGACGGCAACAGACATGGCTCTGACGTTCTCGTGTCTGCGTAATGGCACGGCACCTTTCTCAATCACTGGTTATACAACGCAATACGAAGCGCGGAGGTTAGAACGTGGCTAACCCTTTTTATGACAACAGCGACCCCGGTCAGCGTTTTATTTCAGGCGAGACAGCGCGCGGTGGTGATGTTGATGCAAAGTTTGATGAAGTGGCAGCAGGCTTTGACAAGGCTGATCAGCGCTTTAAGCAAACGGTGTCAGTGCCTGAAACAGATGGGTTTGAGTTACCGGACGTTTTAACGCGTAAAGGCAAAATACTTGAGTTCGACGAGCAGGGGAAGCCTGTTACACAAGCATCTGCAAGTGGTATTCGTCAGTTAGAGCAGTCAGCTCAACAGTCAGCGAGCCAGTGTGGATTGCTTGTTAACCAAGCTCAACATGCTGCTGGACTTGCCCAGCAGGCTGCATCTGATGCCGAGCTAGAGCGACAACAGGCGAGTGACCAGGTTGCGCTTGCGTCTCAACAAGTTGCTTTAGCGCAAGGCAGAGTTGATGCAGCAGCGGCTCAGGTCGCCCTTGCAGTAGAGCAGGTAACCCAAGCCGGAAGGGAAGTGGCTAGTGCGCAGGCCGAAGTTAGTCGCGCATCAGCCCAAGCTGACCGAGCCGAGCACGAAGCCAACCGGGCGCAAGGATATGCTCAGGCGGCTCAGAACATCGTCACCCCTGCGAACTCAGTGAAAAGCTCGAGCGCTGGTCAACAGTTAGTGGTGGGTGATGTGGTTCTAGTGAAAAGCGCGGGGCAGCGTTACCCCATGCCCTTAAGTCCCGCTGTAGGTGCTGAGGTCACCCTTCGTCTCGGCAGCTTTGACGATACCCTGTTGGGCTATTCGGGCAACACAGCAGAGCGAATCGAGGGAGGCTCTGATGACTACTTACTTAATATCCCGAATATCGCGTGCACGTTTAAATACTTCGGGCCTACCGAAGGATGGAGGTTGATTTGAGCTCACTAAAGGAAACTCTTGGCCTGAGAGGCAACATGAGAGAGCGCGTTGAGGTTTTTGATACCTCAGCCTTGTGGACCGTTCCTAACCGCGTGTTTGCTGCTCGGCTTACTCTAGTTGCAGGAGGGGGCGGTGGGGCGCGTAACGAACATGAATATGGGATAGCCGCATACGGGGGAAGTGGCGCTTATATTGTCGACCTACCTATTTCACTCACACCGGGTGAGGTTGTCGATATTCAGGTGGGTGATGCCGGAATTTCTAACTCCGAAAGCCCCGGGTTTTCTAATATCAATGTCTCGGGTGTTGATGGATCTAATTCCTCGGTGACCACACAGGCAAAAACATTCACTGTTTTTGGTGGAAAGGCTGGCCGAGTCCGCATGTCTACTTCACCAAAGGTTGGCATTGATGGCGATGGTGGAGAGCCCAACGGAATCGATGGGGAGTCCGGCAAGAAGATCGTCACGCCGGTTCATCGATATGGTTTCGGTGGATCTCCTAGCGTTCAGCCGGGAGCAGGTGTGGCGATACTCTCATGGTTAGAGGAGGCTAGCTAATGCGGCATGCACTGATTAATGGTGGAGTTGTAGTTTCTGTACAGCGATGTCCGCCCGATTACTTGGCTCACGCTCAGGAATTGTATGAAGCAGTTGTCCCCTTAGGGAGCTCACTCGCTGGCCCCAATTGGACATATGATAGCGTGAGTGGTGAGTTTGCCCCGCCACCTGAGGATATGTCGGCTCTTTCAGTCCCTGAAACGGTAACTCGTTTTCAAGCTAAAGCGTTACTTCATTTATCAGGCCACTTGCCCGCAGTTGAAGCATATATGGAAAGTCAGGATACCCCGTTTCTGACTAAGCTAGCGTGGCAAGAGGCGAGCTTTCATCGCAATAGCACGATGATCATCGAGATCGGATCTCAGCTTGGGCTTACGCCACAAGAGATTGATGAAATGTTTATTCAGGCCAGCGCAATCAGCTAATTACCAACCCACTGTTGTGAAACGGAGGAGAAAGATTCATGGCAATGACATATGAGGAGGCCGTTGCTAAAGGCCTTCGCGGCGGTGACATGTTCCGCGCAACGGGCGGTATCTCAAACGAAGATGTCAAAGCGTGGGAAGCAGCCAACCCCGGTAAGAAATACACTGACACAGACGGCCCTCTGACCCATGCAGAGTGGATCCGACTAGGGCACTTAGGTGGTTTGAAGACTGGAGCAAATGATCCAGAGACGATCAAAAAGGCGCGTGGCAATAAAACAAAATGGGTGTCTCCTACTGAACTCGAGAGCATCCCTTGGAACCCAACAAGTTACCAAGCTCCCCAGACAGGAAAAACAGGCGGAGTAAAACCTCCTAACCCTAGTAACGTCGCCGGTCAAACTCAAGCAAGCCCCACAGGCTCAGGCACTGGCAACGGCGGTATTCTTGCGTCACAGGTAGCGTCTGCTATCGCATCGTCTCAATCTGCCAGCCCTGCGAGCCAAACAAACAATAACGGATGGACGATTTCACCCACTGGTACACCATATCGACCTGTAACCAATACAGGTGGCCAGCAGGCTGGGCAGCCTACCAGCTCGTCTTCGGGCAATAGCTCTTCAAACCTACCGTCCTCGCAAGCAGGCAGCACGGGTACAGAAAGCGAGTATTCGATAGATCACCTCAATCGCATTACCGCGAGCGATAGCCCCTATATCCAAGCTGCAAAACAAAACGCGAAAGAGGCCGCTGCAGAGCGAGGGCTCCTGAACTCTGCAATTGCTGCGGGAGCGGGTGAGCGTGCTGCTATCGAGGCGGCTTCTCCGTTTGCGCTGCAAGATGGTGCATTCCGCCAAAATGCCGCACTTAATCATCAGCAGTTCCGAAATCAGGCGGAACTGGCTCGTTACAACAACCAACTGAGTATCGAGCGCAGTGCTTACGATGTAACGGCAAACACCCATGGAGAATATCTAGCGGCTGTTGAAGAGATTACTAAGCAGGCAACGATCTCTATCAACGAGATTGAAACGTCACCAAGCATAAAGCCTGAAGACAAAGAGGTAATGATTCAGAACACGATTGCGCGCCGTGATGCTGATTTGGCTTTTACTCGACAGCTCTACAGCAGCATGCCCACTTGGAATCTGTCATGGATCAACCTTTCAAATATGCCAGCCCCAGGAGTTAGCTAATGAGTTTTGATTTAGATATTCCCGTGCTATCCGATGGCAGTGGATCTGATTGGGATCTGTTCGACGGAGACGCTGCCAGTACGGATGGCTTCGACTTCTTCGAAACGGTCGGCGATTACGTGTCTAGCCCCGATTTTTGGAAAGGTGCAACCAGTGCTGGGCTTCAATACATGATGCAGCGCCAGCAAGCTAAGGATGAGAAGAAAGCAGCTGAACGCCGCTATCAACAGTCTTTAGCCCAAGCACCGACAAACGGTATTGGTACCTATTCAAGCCACAACCAATCACTCACAAACGGCCTCTTGGCCGGGGCTAGAAAGGTGTAGCTATGGATGGTGATGGTTTTGGATTTGGTCCGGGAGATGCCGATGCAGGCCTTGGACCAGGACAAGGTACGGGTTTTGGTACGCAGAACGATGGTGTCAGCAATGATGCGAGTGACAATGCGGGTATAGATGCCGCGACTGCTGCGCTTGGTGCTCCGGCGCCGGCACCTAGCCCAACCAGCCAAAGGGAATCGGCTAGACGAGGGGTTGAAGTAGGGCGCCGCTCTTCGATGGATACCATGAGCGCCTACGACATGAACCGTGAAATGGACGCCTACTCAGCGTTAGCAAGTGGCAATCTTGAGCAGGCAACGAATGCAGCTCAAGGCTTGTCATCAGCCCAGATTGAAGCAAGCGATATTTTGGGTGCGGGTGTTGATGCATACGGGAAAACTAATGCAAGCATGCTCGGTAAGGTCGGACAATTTGCGCTTGGTCTAACCGGACCATTTGGGGCACTAGCGAACTCTGCTCTAAATAATATGAAAGAGCGTGAGGCGCGCGAAGCCTTCGGAATAAGCCGCTCTAACACCCAACTAGCAAAAGACATCGGCAAAGATGCTCTAGCCAACATTGCTCTGGGTAAGGTTGGCAGCTTAGTTGGCGGTCTAGCGGGCAGAGGCGTCGCCTCGATCACTGGAAACAATGTGATTGGACAAGGTGTCGGCTTGCTCGCAAGTCGCGCCACTAAAGGGGCGATAAAAGGCGCTTTCAACGGCGATATCGAGGTTACCAATAAAGATATTTCCACAAATGATAACGCTGATAGCGGTTTACTTAGTTCCGCGATATCTAAGCCACCAAGCGACACTCGCCGAGATCCTTATCAAATGCAAAGTGCAGCGCCTGACACGCGACTAGCTAACTTCACTACTGGCTTTGATGAAGCCGAACAAGCCTTGAGGACTGTTTAATGAACGGACTGTTACAAAGCGCTCAACAGAAAAATACGCAACAACCTCCTCAAGCTGCGCCAAAGCAAGGACAAATGGATCCACGCCAGGTCTACGAAGGTTTGGTCTCTATGATGCTTGATTATTTGTACTCAGAGTCAGGTGTTCAAATGGTGCAGCAGAGTATGCAAATACAAGGGCAGCCTCACGAAAACATCGGGATGCTCGTTGCGCGTCTAATCCAACGGATGTTTATTACCGCCAAAACGCAAAAAGTACAGGTTCAGGCGAGCATCCTATTCAGCGCAGGTATGGAGCTGTCTCAGGCGGTCGCAGATATGTACCTAGAGAGCGGTGCTATCCCAAAAGAGCAAGGCCCAAAGATTGCAGAAGAAGCATTCTATAAGTCCATTGTGCGGTTGGCGCAGGAGACATCGACGGAGATATTTTCCCAACAAGAGCGGCAGGACTTCCAGCGACTAATGCAGAAACTGAAGCAGATGAAAACTAGCGGCCAGCAGCCTCAGCAAGCGCCATCGAACGGAGGTGTAATGTGAGTATCGGTGGACTTCTAGCAACGGCTTTGGTGGGCGGCGTCGCTGGTGTGGCGGAGGGGCAAGTCTCCCGCCGTAAAGAAGAGATGGCAGAGAAGAAAGCGCGTGCGCTGGAAATGCTTCGCCACAACAACAGCATGGCTGTAGCTCAGCAGCGCGAGCGCGGTGCTAATGAGAGGCTGACGAAGGAGCTAGCCTTTAGAGAGAGTGAGGGCGAAAAGGATCGTAAACAGCGAGGTATTCTGGCGTCAGTGAAAGCAGCGCAAACACCGGGACTTAAAGTTGGGCGCTATAAGCCAGTTACGCAAGACGATGGAAGCCAGAGCGTGTTGGATACTGCGACGGGGGAATTTATTAATCCGTCTGCCGCTGAAGGTGGAGCTATTTCGCCCGATCATATGGCGGCCGCGCATCAGTATGCAGAAGAAAAGATCAATCAGCAGGCTGGTTGGCTTTCAACGGATAAGAGCGACTTCGGTCAGTTTGGTGGAGATCGAGAGAAAGCTCGCGAGTTCTATGAGAACGAGTACTTTCAAAAAGCTGGTTTAAAGCAAAACGCTCTGCAGGCACTTCAAAGTAAATTCGGAGCAAAGTAAACAGCCCACAATAACCTGTCGTGAGACACGTATGAGCAGTTACCTAGACGATTTTAAGAAACAAAACCCCGGTGTCGAGAAGTACTCTGACGCGGAAATCATCTCCATTCTTCCTGATATTAACCCTTCATTAGCCGGCCTAAGTCATGAGGAACTTGTTACCTTCGCGACGACGCCAAAACCCACTGGGTTGTTGAGCAACGCAGTGGCTAGCTATCACTCTGTGATGGGAAATACCAAGCTCAACACCGCTGCGGAAAAGGCTTCCGATATCAATGACCCAAGCTTCGCGTCTTTGTCGACTCAGAAGCCTAGTACAAGCCTTTTCATGGGTATGACGGGCGATGAATTGAAGCGCAGATCGCTCGCTGCAACCGGCCAATTCCAAGAGTTGGATAAGGATCTTCAAACCACGCTTGATGATGCAGAGTATCACCAAAAGGAAGCGAGCAAAGCGGTACTGTCTCCGACCACTCAAAGGTTCCTGAAGGGAAGTGGCGAGGATGAATCATCGATAGTTGACGACTTCTTGGCTGACCCGTTCACGATTGTAACGGAGATTGGAGCAAGCTCTGCGTATGGGTCTTTGGAGGCTCTGGGCACTGGAGCGCTTATGAGTGCAGCAGGGCCTGTAGGTTTCGCGTTAGGCAGTGGACTTGGTTCTGCACGAGTTGAGTTTGCGGCCACTGTGGCCGAAGAGCTTCGCGAAAGCGGAATCGACTTAACGAACGCAGCGCGTTTCCGAGAGGCGCTTAGCGCGCGGCCTGAGCTGCTGACCAATGCGGTAAGTAAAGCTCGAAAAAGAGCAGCGGCAATCGGCACAGCAGATGCGTTAACAATGGGCTTGGCTTCCAAAAGTCTTGGCTTCGGAAAAGGTGTAACGAAGCAGTTAACCAATATGGCCACTCAGGGTGCCGTTCAGATTGGGGGCGGAGCTGCAGGGGAGGCCAGCGCACAGCTGGTTACTGACGGCCAGATCACAGATGGTCGAGCGATTGCGGCAGAGGCCGTGGGTGAGCTTGTAACGACGCCCATCGATGTCGCAGTTGCCACCCGTACTATACTTGATAATGCGTCTTCCAATATCAAAAGCGCCGGCGAAGAGGCTGCGGCAGCTGGGGGCGATGCTCTTGACCAGGCGTCTGCTAGGGCGGATACGGCCAGCCAAGAACTACCAAATGCCGTTGCGACATCCACTGAAATTCAGAAAGCACGAGAGCAAATTGATTCTGGCGCCCAAGACAGTGCAACGCTGATTCAAGAAGCCCCTGTGTTTGAAGAGCGGCCAACGGCGTCACATCGTGATATGTCTGGTATTGACGGCTTGATCATCGCGGCGGAGCGAATGGGCTTTGCTGATGAGGTGTCTACCTTGTCGACTGCCAAGCGTGTTTACCAGCGCGCTGCGAGGGCAAAGGCCGGCGGTAACGAGCGGCTTGCAGAAGCCATGTACCGTCGGGCAGATGATCTGTTTCGAAGTGCGACAGAGACCAACGAGCAAGTTCGAGAGGTGGCTAACCAGTTTCCTGCGCCTTATGTGAGTACTGGTGAGGTTGTCGGTGGTGAGCTTGCTAGCTCTGTAAAGACAGAGGGTGCAAAGGTAGGTGAAACCTATGATCAACCGCTAGAGGTCGGTGTTGATGTGGGTGCTACTCCAGAAAGCGCAGCGTTATTGCCTGATGCTTCTCTTGAAGTGCCTGATAATGGTTTGGCACCCAGCCAACAAGACAGCAGCATTGATCCTGAATATACTTCTGAAGCGAAGAAAACGTTTTGGGAGGAGTTTAATAATGGCGCACTTCGACGCGGACCCGGAAACAGTCGAGAGGCTCAAAAAGCTTGGGTGGAAGAAAGAATCACCGCTGGACATGGATTTGACCGGGGCAGACCACGAGTTCTCGCCGGAACTCCTGGCGGAGGTAGAGAAACTCTGTTCTTTGGAGGCGAAGTCGCAGGGTTCCGAGGAATCGTCACCGACGGACAAGTAACACGAAATAAAGCAGGCCAAGAGGTGTTTACTCTTAGAGTAATACCTCCTGAACTGATGCAGAAAGGCGCTACTGAAAGCGCGTCCATTTTAACGGTATCTCTCAAAAATACCGGCAACAACGAATATGAGGTTGGCGTTCTTGGACCTGTTGAAGGCGGCGCGGCGGCTCAAGCTCTGGCCGGTACGGAATACTTAAGCGACACTGGCAAAACCAGTCCTCAGGGACTGAAATACCTCAAGCTCAATATCGGCAATACTGCGACCAAGTCCTTCCTATCTGAGGCTGTGCGCCGCTTGGCCATGCACAATGGCAAAGCCCCTAATGCTGTTATTTACTCTGCGCATGATACAGGTGCACGCGCTGGCGACGACACAGTACGCAAATTCAATAGAGATACTATCGAGAGTCGGTTTAGTCGAACGCCCGAGACTCAAACTCTCATCGACTCCATTAAGTCTCTCCATCCTGAGGTAAAGCTCAGCGTAATGGAAAGCGATACTCAACTCGAAGTCTCTAAGATAGAAGTGCCTCCAGAGCTACGTTCCAAAGGTATTGGATCGGCAGTTATGGAACAGATTATCAGCCACGCAGATAAGCAGCAGAAAACTCTCGTTCTCACACCATCATCTGATTTTGGCGGCAATAAAGCGAAGTTAACAGCATGGTATAAGCGGTTGGGGTTCGTGGAGAATAAGGGCCGAAATCGTGATTACGAAATAAGCGAGAGTATGTATCGGCCTGTTGGTGCTGCGAGTTTTTCACGGTCTGGTGCTTCGCGTAATACAAACACGCCGATCTCGCGTGATCAAGTAGATGCGATTGCCGTTCGTATTACCGCTGACTGGGCGAATGCTCCCGAAATGATAACCGTTGCGACGGATCGCGAGCTTCCTGCGGATCTTCAAGCCACCATAGATGAGCAAAACGCACGTAACCAAATAGATGGCGTATTCCATAATGGCCGGTTTTACCTCGTAGCTGACAAGATTCGGACTGAAGCCGACGTGGAACGTATTGTACTGCACGAAGCGCTTGGTCACTACGGATTACGGCAGCTCTATGGTAGCGCGCTTGAATTCCATATGGATCGTCTTTTTGAACAAGTGGGCGGCTACTCTGGTATTCAGCAGTTAGGCCAGAAGTATGGTTTCGACCTTTCAGGCTATTGGGATAACAGCAGCGGTATGAGCATAGCAGAGCGTCGCCAAATGATGGCTGATGAGCTCGTCGCGCATATCGCTGGGACCGGTAAAGTCGCCCCAGACTTGATTCAGCGGATCGCGCATATCATTCGCCGCGGCCTTCGCAAGGTGATGTCTGGTACTCGGTTTGCCGAGTCGCTCGATACCATGACCGACGTGGAGATTCTGCGAGTCGTCGCTGCTGCTCGAAAAGCGGTTGTTAAAGGTGAAGCGCGAATTACTACACTGACTCATGACCCTCGCTTTATCAAAACCTTTGAAGATGCAATGTATGGCGAGCCAGCTTCCAATGACGCTGAAGTTCCAAGTACTCCATCAAATGCTGCTGAAGACAGTAAGCCAAGCACCGCAGGAGACTTGCACGGGGGGGCACTCGACGACTACCAAGCAAAGCGTTCGGCACACAACTTCTCTGAGGCACGGTTAGCTGTGAAAGACTTCCAGGGGAGTGTTTTAGTTAATGAAGAAACACAAATGGAGGCCGTGGTATCTCGCAACACGCTCGACAAAATGTTGAGCCGCAAAGCTGTTACAAAATCAGAGAGCCCAGCTGGTCATTCAATGGCGGTTGCTAACGCGGATCACTTGTTCGAAAAGGCTGTTTTGGGCTGGTCAAAGGCTGACAGTAAAGGTGAGGCTAGCATCAAAGCAATTCATCGTTACTTTGCGCCATTTGTGGTTGATGGAAAAGCGAGCATTGTAAAACTCACGGTTAAGGAAACCGCTCGTTCAGGACAAAATAATCCTCTTTACTCTCTTGAGTCTGTGGAGCTAAACGAAAAAACCTCTGCAGCTTGGTGGGTTGAGACAGTCGCTAAAGCCGATGGCATTAACCTGGATTCAATCCGCTCTGCAGAGGCCATTTACAGTCTAGCGAACGCTGTTGAAGAGTACAATCAAGATACGCGATTCTCTCGCACTCAAACTCCGCTAGATGACGGCTTCAGTGCACCTGAGGAAACAATATCTCGCCAAGCTATTTCTTGGATCGCGGATAAGTTTCATGTGCTTAAAAAGCTACAGGCTGATATCGAGTCTTCTGGTGGCAGTATCTCTGAACAATCTGATGCGTATCTAGCGGAGGAGCTATTCCACGGTAAGGCAGAGAACGATCTGCGGCTTATGCGAGATACCTACATCGAACCTCTCGCGAAGCAGATGGTGAAGCTGGGTATTACGCAAGAGCAGCTCGACCAATACTTGTACGCCAAGCATGCACCAGAGCGAAACGCGCATATTGCCAGCATTAACCCTGATCTCCCGGATGGCGGTTCTGGGATGACTAATGCAGAAGCGGCTGACGTTCTTCGTACCGTTGAAGCAGATGGTAAACAAGCGGATTACGAAAAGCTGGCCACCATTGTTTATGATTTGCTGGAGTCTCGCCGCTACGAAATCCGAGAGAATGGCTTGGAAGATACCGGCCTGATCGATGCGTGGGAAAGCAAATACGAGCATTATGTTCCGCTCAAAGGCTTTGCTGTCGATGAGCAGCAAGAAGGACTACCTCGCAGCGGCAAGGGCTTTACGATAGGTGGGAAGGAGTCAAAGCGTGCGCTCGGACGTAAATCACAAGCTGCCAGCCCTTCCTCATATGCAATACAAGACTTGACCGAAACGTTGATTCGTAAGCGTAAGAACGAAGTCGGTAATGCTTTCCTCGCTCTGGTGGAAGAGAATCCGAACACTGACTATTGGCAAGTGTTTACCGACGACTCGCCAGAGATGGATCGACGCATTGTTCAAAGAACAGATCCTGAGACGGGCAACAAATACGAGGAGGTCGTTGAGCGGCCCATTCCCATGGCGATGCTGTCTGATCGTTACTTCAGCACTAAACGTGACGGCACTACATATTACATTAAGCTCGAAGATCCCCGCTTGATGAAGGCAATGAAGAACATTGGTCCTGATTCGAGTAACTTCTTCATACAAGGGCTGGCAAAAGTTAACCGGTTCCTATCGTCGGTAAATACATCATTTAACCCCGAATTTGTTGTAGGCAACTTCGCACGTGATATTCAAACGGCGGTACTTAATCTATCCGCAGAGCAGTCTCGAGCCGACGGTAAGATCCAAGGTGAGAAGATCGTCAAGCAGACCGTAAAGGATGTTCCTGTTGCGATGCGTTCGATCTATCGATCACTGCGTGGTAAAGCGTCTAAAAACGAGTGGGCCGCATACTTTGATGAGTTTCGCGAGGCAGGTGCTAAAACTGGCTACTTCGATATGAAGGATATCGATGGTCAGGCGGCCGATATCCAGCACCTAGTTGATATCGCGAAGGGCGGCGTGAAGGGAGGCTTTATAAAGTGGGGTGGTGCTACCTTAAAGCTAGTTGAAGACCTCAACCAATCGGTAGAAAACGCTGTACGCCTGAGTGCTTATGTCAATGCTCGTCGTGCTGGCGTCAGCAAAGCGAAAGCGGCGTCTTTGGCGAAGAACATGACAGTGAACTTTAACCGGCGCGGCGAGGCAGGTACTACGCTGAATGCGCTGTATATGTTTGCGAATGCATCGATACAGGGCAGCATGAACTTTGCTCGGACGATGGGTAGTTTGCGAGGCGAGAAAGGCGATCCTGTTTGGCAGCGATTGCATACTGCCCAGAAGATCAGTGCTGGCCTCATGGCAGGGTCGTTTGCGATTGCAATGGCTAACCGGGCGGGAGCAGGTGATGATGAGGATGGCGAAAACTGGTACGACAAAGTGCCGCAGTACGTTAAAGAGCGCAACCTAGTAATCATGAAGTCTCTCTTGGGTGGCGAGCAAGACGGCTCCTATTGGAAAATTCCTTTGCCTTACGGTTACAACATTTTCCATGTGTTTGGGACATCGGTTGAAGCAGCGGCTATTGGTGAAACCAGTGTGCCACGTGCTGCTGCAGATTTGATGTTGGCGACGCTAGGTAGCTTTTCGCCAATCGGTTTTCAGGATAGTAACTCCTTGAGCGTTGGCATCATGAAGAACGTTGCGCCCACTATCGCTAAGCCACTGGTAGATGTGGTCGCAAATGAGAACTTCATGGGCTCTTCCATCTATAACGAAAACTTTCCCTTCGGTACACCAAAGCCTGATAGCCACCTTTCACGACGTTCCACACCCGAGGGCTACAAAGCTATAGCTGAGTTCTTAAACGAGGTCTCCGGTGGTTCTCGTTGGCGCTCCGGTGCACTCGATATCAACCCTGATGTCATGCGGTATTTTGTAAATTTCGTTACGGGCGGTGCGGGTGCTTTCGTGGCTGATAAGCTTCCTGATAATGTCTATCGGGTTGCCAATGGCGTGGACCTCCCATTGCACAAAACGCTCTTTCTGCGTCGAGTGAACGGGCAGGTATTGCCGTATGCCGATCAATCAGCGTTCTATGATCGACGTAACGAAATAGGGCAAACGTATGCTGAATTTAAAGCGCTTAATGGGCGCGAAAGAGGGGCGTTTTATCGGGAAAATAGAGGGTTGATATCGCTGCGTCCGAAAGTGAAGCAAGTTGAGAAGCAGCTAAAGATGCTCAGAAAGAGACGTGATCTAATCTACGCAATGAACCTGTCTGCTGCTGAGCGAGATCGTCGCCTTAAAGCCGTCGAGCGAGACATGAAGAAGGTGGTAGATCAGTTTAACCTGGCATACCGCCGCGCTACTCAAAGCGTTCTATAATCCAAACCACAATGGGGCAAAAAATCGCTATCAATACTGCGGCCATAAATGGAAGTATGCCGAGTATTGATAAGCCGGCAAAGAACCGTTCCCCGGTTAGCCCATACAGCCCTACACAGACGATAGATGCAAGAAAACCGTTGGTAACGATATCACCTAGAATATCCTTATTTTCCGTCAT